GACCACCAGCACGAGCCGGAGCACACTTGATAATTTCTAATACTTGTTCAAAGAACGCTTCGTACTTGCCGTAGAAGTCTAAATGGTATTCGTTGATTTGAACATATTTACGTTTAGTAGGCAAATGGCCATCGTTGAACACTTCAGCAAAGTCAACTGGACCTTGTTTAATAGTTACGTCAACTGAACTTCCCGCATAACCTTTACGTACACCAAACTTGAATTTAGGAAAAGTTGCTTTAAGTTCGTCACGTATTGCTTTAACATCTTGTGCGTTAATATAAGCCATTTATTGCTCCTGTGTTGTTAGTGTATGTGTAACATTATACAGTCATTTAACCAAAATGTCAACCGTTATTTGCCATCTAATTTAGCAAGTCCTGCTGATAGTGTGGCTTTAGCACGAGCCAACAGTGTTGCATCACCTTCCGTCATTACTTCAAGCATTGCGGCTTTTTCTTTAAGGTACACACGTGCAAAGCCCGGATCATGCTCAACAATACTAGCAGTGTTTGACAACAAGTCGGCAAGTTTGATTGTTTTAGCATCAGCACAGGCCTCGGCAGTATGTGCTAAGTCAATGGCCTTGCGCACTGCTCTGTTGCCAAGGTCTGGTGTGCTAACGTCAGTTAAATCTGCTACGTACATTGCCACGATTGGACCAAACTCAGCACGTATAGTTTCGATAGCAACACCAGTGTCTTCTACTGTGTCATGCAACCAAGCGGCTGCCAGCATTTCGTCTGTGTGCGGAACAGTGGCAACAATAGCCGCAACTTCACGAGGGTGAACAATGTAGTCGTCACCTGTGTATTTTCGTTTGTGATTGATTGCGCTATGCGCTTCGATAGCAAATGCTCTTGCTCTAGCTACTAATGATGACATACTTACCTCCTACTTAACTAATAGTGCTAGTATACACTCTTAATAGGTAAAAGTCAATTGTTAATTGAATCTGCATACATGTAACGATGACAGTTAAAACACGTATTAAATTTTGCGCAACCACTGAGAACTGCAATTACTACCGCCATTGCAATAAGACAACGCATATTACATCCTTTCTTAGTTGATTTGAACTAAAACTCGACGATAACAAGCACAATTACCGTCATAAATGTTCTGATATTGGTAGATTGGTTCGTTGTTAGCCGGTACATAGCTTGGTAGAGGTGTGTATTGTGGTTGTTGTACTACTACGGTCCGGGGTTGCGCTATAATATAACCAAGTGTGCCACCGATAATCAATGGAAGTAATACGTCATTACCGTTACCATGATAGTTTCGATTATAATATCCATTTGCTGATGTGGTAGTGCTAAGTGATAATAACAGTGTTGCTAGTAATAGCTTCTTCATGTCTTACTCCTTATTAATATGTATCATTATACTATCAAAGTGACTGATTGTCAATCAAAGACTTTGATTATCTAAATATTGTTGTAGATTGTTTGCATGTAGACTCAACATCATAGCATCGCGGTCACTGACAATATGTATAGTCTTGCGATTTTGTACGTAATACGGCTCTTTAAACCAACGCTCTAGCTGTACAAACGTTTTAGGACGTATGTCGTGACTAAGTTCAAACTTATAAAATTTAACATGTTTACGCACTTCCAAATAGGCTCTTTGAGTTAAACGTAAACTGTTGTGATTAGTTGGATTATACCACCAACTGCTAGGACTTACTGAGTATGGTGTTATTTGATAAAACTTATCCTGCCAAATTGACTGCGGTGATTCGGCACGTGACATGATTATGGATAGATGGTATCGCCAGCTTTAAGTAGCACAACTGAAAACTTTTCTGACTTAAACAGTGCATTAAGTTTCTTAGCGAGATTAATTGCGTGACCGGGATTGCTAAATGAAACTTTCTTATACTTTGGACCTGGGTAGGCTACTAAGATATTTTGTGTTTTTAGATTGATTGGTTGGTTATCAAAGAAAACCGCCCAGATGCCTTCTGAATCTAGAATCTGATCACTTTTGTAATTTGTTTTATTAACATGCTCTAACAGCACTGTTGGCTTTGGTCTTGACATAAAGTATCCTTACTACGTTTATTTATGCCAATTAACTACATATATAATTCTAAAAACCGCCACCATCCATTTCAATATTAACTACAGCTTCGGCTTCTTCTGCTTCTTTAATTGCTGTTAATGCCGCTATTTGAGCTAACAATTCAAATATATCATTATGTAGATTACGCACATCTAAGGCAGACAATGTTAAGTCCTTGCTATTAGTTTGATTCATAACCTTAACACGGTTGTTAAATGCCTTTAAATGTAGACTAAGTTGATTCTCCATCATGCCCTCCGTTTGCTAATCTTAATTGTACCTGCATTTCTTCTTGTGTGTTATATGGTCCTTGATAAGGATATCTGTTTAAAGTAATTAACTTAGGGCAGTAACTCTTAACCCACCCATTATTAAATTGTATAATATAATAACCGGCACAGAAGAAACTCTTACTTTTACTACCTTTAGTAAACACTGGTAATTTGTGTTGCACGTCCCATAAGGCATTCTGTGGTTTATTTTCACAGGGGTATCCATATACCTCATGTGATTCTTTGGCTATTTTAGCTACTTTAGTTTTATCAATAATAATATTATAACGAGCACTAAGTAACTTCAAACTACTAAACCGTTCTCTTTGACCATCGTGAACTAATGTAACTCCGTTGCTACCTTCGTTGGCAAGAATAGTGGCTACCTTAGTACCATCACTCTCAACAACCCAACATTTATTTTTTACAATAGTTCGTGCTAACAATGTAAGAGTTGGTCCATCACAATTAGCCGCACCTGCGCAGGTTTTTTCAAATTCACAAAAGCGTTTATACTGTTCCGACATAGATAATTCCTATATATGTTAAGTAATGCAGACCTTGATCAGCACCCATCCATACCCAAAACATATGATTGGCTGTGGTAAGTCCTCGGTTTAGTTGTTGTTTTACCCAATCAACATGGTAATGTATAACACCATCTGCTAGAGCAAGTACAATAACATCATTGGCACTATGGCAAAAGAACACTAAGATTAAAAAAGTAAACGCAGCATGTAGAGCTGAATGATGTATGCCGCCTTCTGCTCCGTAGATGCCTTTCTCACGTAGCATATAGTCAAACTGTAGCAAAAAATCTGCTAAGAAATGTTTAATGCCGAACAATGCTAGTAGAATAAAGACAGTAGTAGTCATAATTAACCTTTAATAAAAGTACTGCGTGACTTAGGAGTTTCCCACCAATCAATGCGATCTACTGTTACATTTAGTTTCTTCATCTTAGCATCTACTAGGTCTGCCATCCAACTTGATAAGTTTTCGCTAGTTGGAACAAAGTCTACAATAAAGAAGCCTTCATAGTATTCATATTCTGGTGTGTTGGGTTCTAAGTCACTCAAATCAAGTATACTACCAGCATACTGATCTGTTTCTGGAATGTACACAGGAATCATTGTACGAGGTCCAATTAATTGACCAAACAATGGGTCATTAACATCCAGCATAAACTGATGATCAATGTATTCATTAATCCATTTCTTCAACCATTCTAAATGGCGGAAGTCAGTGACCATACCAGTTGGATCTAAAACGCCAGTTGGGCTTTTTAAGAACACCTGCATCTTACCTTCATGCCCGTGTAAATGGCGGCAAGCACATTTCAAATCAGCGGCATACTCGCCATTTAGTGTCTGGGTATGCACCCGATGACCATAGCAAAACTCAAACGACTTATCTATAATATGTGCCATTATTTTAATTTCCTTTTGATGTGTGAATCTCTCATTTTTTGTTTAGTTTCTTCTGTTATAACTTGTAATGTTTTATCAAATACGTGTGCCATAATCATTCCTTATCTATATAGTATATTTAGGTTTTGTTTCAAAGTCAATCAATTATTTTGCCATCTTCAATAACTATTGGCCATAACTGTTCTACACTGTCAAACATATGATGTATACGATCTGTGTCGTATCCGTACGAGTTTAACTTTTTTAGTATACGTTCGTTGTACCCTGGCGCCGCAAGTACTTGATGATGACTACGAGAATAGAACGAATGTAGTTTGAACTCACCATTAGCGTGATGTGTGGCTAAGGCCATGATAGCACAGGCACTGTCACAATAGTCTACTGAATACCAATTGACTAGCCCGTGTTGATGTACTGTATCCATAGCATCTAACAAATCTTCACTAGTACCACCAATTGACGTAACATAAAAATTCAATGGTTGATTAGGATGTTGCTTGACTATGGTAATTATTTCATCGTATTCTTCTTTATGAAGCTTACCCACAACCTTATAGTCTTGCTCGCTGAGTTTGGTTATTTCCGGAGTAGCACACCCAATTAAGATAATGGCTAGTATAAAAGAACTATATAACTTTAGCATCATGTAGTAAGTTTTCAAGTCCACGTTGTCGCTCTAAGAACTTAAAGAATAAAGCAAGAGTATTAACTGCATCAATGTCTGCTCTGTGCGCTGTACCTTTAAACTGTAGTTTGAATGTGCCCATAGCACTAGCAAGTCCGCCACTGGGGTTCTTGCCTCGAGCAAACATCATAAACGTATAGAAAGTTTTACAATCAATCCAACGACGTCCGAAGTGTGGGAAGTCGACATAGTTCTTGCAGAACTCATCTAATAATTCTCTACTGTCACCACCACCCCAAGTGATTGGGTTGATCCAAGTGTTATGTTGTTTGATCAAGTCACTAAGTTCACGTGCAACTGTAGCATGACTTACACAGTTTAATCTAATATCATGATCAGTAATACCAGTCAAGTCGATAATAAATTGATCAATTGGTTCGTTTGGATCGATGTACCATTTCTTAGTTATATAATTTTCAAACTTATCATTTGCACTGCCGATGGCAACACCAACCTGAATGATCTTACCACTTGGTTGGTTTAATTCTAAGTCTAACGCTAAAAACTTCTGTGATTTATCTATCAAAATTTACTTTCTAATTAATTAAATGATACAATGTTACTGCCTGCGCAGGGTAACTAGCCGTCATCCATTCTGCCATGTTGCTGGCATTGTCGCTTAGTTTAACTAGGTCATACTTGCCGCAGAACTTTAAGAATTGCGCACCTACCATAGGACGATTTAATGCTTGGGCATTAGCTTTGATAGTTTCTTCTATCATAAGTTTATACTCTTTGGGCTGTGCCGCTAGGTCTACTAAAGTAACGTTACGATTGTAGTCATCTAACACACGATGTTCATCACCGTTATGATCAGTCCAACGTTGTAGCATTAGGTTATTCCAAGCATACCCTTGACGATCTTTATCACTAAACGCTTCTTCTAGGCCTACTTTGTTCTTAGTGCCTTTAGTACGCACACCAGGATAAGCACTAAAGATATTATCTGTAGGGTCACCACGCATACATTTTTCAAACAAGATGAACTTAGGATCTGGAATCTTCTTAGGCTCTTTAGTTTTCTTATCTAAGACCAGCTTACCTTTCTTATCATAGATGCCAGTAAGTGTATGCAATTCGTCAGCAATACCGTTATATTGATTAACGTTTTCACTTAACAGTTGATAGAAGTCTGTATCACTTGATACAATAGTATGATGGTCAGTTGGGTGTGTTTGTATCCAGCCTGCTACCAAATCATCAGCTTCTAAGTTACCATGTTGTAGCACAGTACAGTTAGTCTTTTCAGCTAAGAATGTTTTAAGACTATCAAAAGCGTCCCAGAACATTTGTTCTTCTTCTTGTTCTGCTTCTGTCTTAGCCGCACGTGCCACTGCTCGATTAGCTTTATACGGAGTATAAAAGTCTTTGCGCCAGCTACGTCCTTCTAAACAGACAATAACATGATCTGCTTTTTGATCACGCCATGCTTTGTTAATACTGGCTAGGGTAACATGAATGGCAAAGCCCAACTTATCCCATGTATCGCTTTGACGATGGGCACTGTGTCGGGCTCTGAAGAATGTGTTTGCTGCATCTACTATTAAGTATCTCATGTAAACATTATACTTTCATTTGGTGTTGTTGTCAAGATATTTCTGTTCTACCATTGCCTAAATCACGTCGATTACTGCGTTTTTCGGGATCAGCTTGGTCCTGTTCGTATGCTTCTGTGATTACATTGCGACATATTGCTTTGAACCAATTGTCTACAATATCAGCATCTGTTCGACCTTGATATCCTGCACGTATTAAGTTGGCTACAAATTTATCATTCCAATCTAATTCAAATGCTCCATTACCTGGATCATCGGGATCTAAATCCATACTTAATATCTTTACCCAAGGTTCACCGTTTTTAGTAGCAAGTTTTTTATCTGGGTCTTCTACTACTTTCTTTTTACTAGCACGTGGCTTTTTAGGTTTAATAGCCGCTGGATCCGTACTAGTAACCTTAGGTGTTTTAACCTGTGTGCGCTTCTTGCCTTCGGTTATAGGAGCAACTTTGCCTGTTTCGGGCTGTGCTATATTTGTTAATACATTTTTAATTTTATTCCACATACTATTTCCCCCAACTGTTACCCCAAAGATCAACATGTAATCTTGGGCTGTAATAATAACCACGTGTCATTGCTTCATCTGCGATATGGAACTTGTTACCATCATACACACTAACAACACCACCAACGGGCATAACATAAACCATACCAGTAAACCCTGCTGTTCTATACGCTGTCACAGCACGATCAACTTCATCAAAGTCATTAGGTGTTTCAATAACAAACTTGAGATAAGTTGTACCAACTTTCTCATAACTTGCTACAATCTCAGGTTTGATAGCGTCGGCCCAAGTTTCGCCGCTGGCACTTAACTTTGGACTTACACTAAATGTAATTTCACGTGCTTGTCTTTTCCATAGTTTCAAATATGCCGCAAAGTCATCATGTAATTCTTGTGTGCCGTTTGTTTCAAATGTTAAGTTAAGCAAGTTAAACATATCATCATGTGCTAACAACTTAGGAAACGAACGTTGCCATCCTAGCAACGGCTCCCCACCTGTTATAACTAAATGTACGTTATTACCATTTGGTTGTTGCCAGTTGTTATTAGGAACAACATCTAACATCTGCTTAACTGTTTCGTCTATGGATAATAATGGACTTAGACTTTTAAAGCGTGGATCCCAACTAGCATAACTATCACAGCCTGTATTAACCAATGGAAGATCGGTATAGTTCTTATATTGCTCTACTTTGATTACATTGCGTTCTGTGCTGACTGTGCCTCTAGGCATACCAAACCCGCCACAGGTAAAGTTACAGCCAAATGTACGCAGAAACAACGACGGAACGCCAATAAAGCGTCCTTCGCCTTGCGCACTATAAAATATCTCACTAATTTTTAATTTCATAATAACCTATCTTTCCCAAGGGTAAACAATCCATACGTCTTTTTCTGCTTTGTTAATCTCTTTTGCTGAATAGTCTACAGTGCGACTAAAGTTACTGCTCAAGTTATCAATTAGCACAGCAAAGCGCACATTGTTACCCCAAACATTAGACCAATGCTCATCAGATGGGTGACAAGTGCTTTGCCAATCATTAATAATCCAATCTAATGTAGCACCTGTGTCATTAATGTCATCTACAATAAGAATGTTTTTACCGTTATACGCATCTTCACTCATCCACAGGTTACTTTCGGATTCAGTATCGCTATCACGCAGACTAACCTTAAGTGTTTCCATGGGAATATGATAAACGTTGCTCATAACAACTGCTGGAATCAATCCGCCGCGTGTAAGTCCAACAACGTAGTCTGGACGCCAGTTGTCCTTGTACATTTGAGATACAATATTAGCAACCATATCGTGTATGTGTAGATATTCGTAATACTTTTTTTCAATAGTCATAATTTATCTCATATATTCCATAGTAACAATCTTACTTAAACTTTCTGCCATATCTGCGTTCTCGTCAATGACATAACGTCTGATACTTTCGTTATCTTTCTTTTCATCCCAACGTGATGTTTCTACAATCTTACCACCATTGGCACCATAGATTTTAAAAGTAATAACACTGTCATCATCGTAGTTATGCTCTACTCTGCGTGTGCCGGAACTAATAGGACCTCCTTTATCAAGGCGCCCACGACGACTACGTTTTGGTTCATCCCAATCATCAACTTCAATAAGTTCATCACGCTCACGAGCACGGTTGTAGCAACGCTGAATCCAATTATCAAACCATTTCATAACTATTCCCTATCGTGGCGCAAACTGCTGTTGGAGTTTTACATTATCAAAGAATTCTTGCTTAGTACCAGCATCTCTATTAAATGCGCCCTTTAGCACAGTAGTCTGTGTTAAACTAGAGTGTGCCATAATACCTCTATTTTCGCAACAACCATGCACAGCCTGTATATAAACTGCTACATCATTAGCATCAGTTGCCTTCATAATCTCTCTGGCAATGTCATTAGCAAGTTCTTCTTGAAGTGTGCCTCGACGAGCGCACCACTGAGCAATACGTGTATATTTAGATAAGCCAATAAGTTTATTTGCAGCAATAATACCAATATAAGCAACACCACTAACGGGTTGGTGATGATGACTGCACATACTACGTAGTTCACTACGAACTACTAGCATACCTTCATAACGATCTGCAGAATCATTTGGGAAAGCAGTGGCATCGGGAGCAGGTTCATAACGACCTGCCATGATCTCATTGAAGTACATTTTAGCAAGACGTCTTGCTGTGCCGTGACTGTTTGGATCATTCTCGCGATCAATAAGCAATGTATCTAGCACACTTTCAAAGGCTTCAGTTGCTTCGTCAATTAATAGTTCTTTGTTTTCTTCTGTGATGTATTCTGAGATGTTATCACCTGCCCAGAAACGTTTGTTTGATGCTTTTAGATTGTTACGAATGTGTTCGCTTACTTTGTATTTTGACATTATGTCTCCGATGTTAAGCCAGTGGATTGGCAATTGATAAGTTAGTATAACATGATTATTTAGGCAGTGTCAAACTATTTGACAATTATTCTTCCCACACATACGGTCCTGATTTCTGAACTGCAAAGTCGAGGTAAGTTTGGATGCGTTCTAAATCTTTTTTAGATTTAAGGCTAGTTAATTCATTAGCAAAATGTAATTCTACTCCTAGATCTAATGCTAGATTTAATATCTCATTACGACGATATACATTATCAGTTAATGAATATATACTACAAAGCACAATTCCTTCCGGGCGTAACTTAATGTAATATTCTAAACCAGGTTGCCAATCCATATGTTCATTTTCAAACTCATAATTATTATAAGAAATTTTATTTTTAATACAATATTGTTCAATAATTGCACGCTGCATAGGCAATGGTTGCCATTTACTAAAATTACTACTCCAACCTGCGTAAGTAATAAACGCTCGACCTGTATTGTCTGAAACGCTGGCTGCTTCGTAATCTCCTGGCAATCGCAAGAATCCCCCGGGATATTTCCTTAAAAATTCCTCACCCTCTATTAGAATGCGCATATCCATACTAACTCTGGTATAACCTTCTTCGTTATTAACATTACCGTGGATATGTTCTTGGAAGAATAAATGACTTTGCCCGGGATTGAGAGTCACAGGCCAACTGTTAGCAATACATACCTCTTCAAACTTTTCCAAACTCCATTGTTCTTTTAATACTTGTTTGGTGATTTCTCGACTTTTATCTAAATCCATCATCCACATTGTATTAGTTTTTTCTGTTCGAGTAAAGGGAGTCCAAATAGTTCGTAAACCACGACCATTGCCTACAAAAATACCCTGATGGAAGGCTAAACGTCTTCCTATTTTTTCTTGATTAGGTACAACTACACGCAATGTGCCTTGACGTTGAATCATATATCGTTTGCCGTCAATACGTGGAGCAGCATATTCAGCTACAAACGCATCAAATCGTTCCATGAAGTCTTGGCGACTACAGGCATTTTGTACATGAGTAGAAACCTTAACAATTTCAATGGGAGTTAATACTTTATGTAGGGTTTCGAGTTCAGTAACCTGCGGTGCTATTTCTTGTATAATGTTTAGTGCCCATTCCGGCCAATTAAATCGTTCCAAGTCATAATTAAGTGTTTTATTATTCCATTCAATTTGTGTATTTGTTAAATATGTCATATTATATCCTCTGAGTTTTCCAATGTGCTATAGTTAAATCTAACCCTGTATCTAAGTCAATTTTAGGAGTCCAACCGGTTAATTCTGTTACTAGGTTGTGGTTGCTGTTTAAAAGATAGATTTCACCCGGTCTTTCTGGTTTAGTATTCCAAAAGATATTACCTTGCCAATTTAATTTATTAGCAATTTTATCTGCTAGAGCACTAATTTGTATAGGGTTGTTTGGCCCGATAGTAAAAATATGTCCACCATTGGTTTTTTCTGGATTTTCAATAATAGTGGTCCATAGGTCTAATAAGTCGTCAATATATAAGAAGTTGCGATACGGGGTGTCGTAACCTAATCTAACCGCACTAGGATTACGCAACATTTGTGTAATAATCTGTTCAATTACAAAAAAGTCATTGTTTTTTCGACCATAGGTATTAGTCTGTCTGATGGCACAGAATGGCAATCCTAAACTACGGTGTGCGTATTCTAAATATTTTTCGCAAGCATACTTAGCTACAGCATAGGGAGCATTTGGGTTAGGAATTGTATTTTCATCAAATTCTGGGATTGTTCCTTCTAAGTATCCCTGTTCTTTAATCAAATCACTAACTGGCTGCCATCCATAAACTTCCATAGTACTAGCAAACACAAAGTTCTTTAAGTTCTTAAGTTTAGTCGCACTTTCGATTAGGTTAACTGTACCCACATAGTTAATTTCACTAAATGTAACCTGTTCATAGAAACTACGTTCTACTTCAGTCCTAGCGCCAAAGTGTACAATAATCTCAGGATCAAAATTGATTAATTCTTTCCTAACTTTACTAAAATCTAACAGGTCTGCTGTCATAGCAAATACGTTATGATTTTTTTCTAATAATTTGACAAAGTGACTACCGATAAATCCACTTGCGCCTGTGATAAAAATTTTCATTTAATAATAATCTCTCGTAAATCTGGGTACTGTTTGTATTTAGGCATTTGATCTACAGTAGGTAATAATTCTAGTGCTCGAACTGCTTCTTCTATTGTGGGACGATAGTGATAGCCTATATTAAACACCTTTTGTTCTTGCCATGGACTGATAGATAAATCTCGACCGTCGCTACGTTGCTGTATAAGTGTGTTGTATGCTAATTCATCATCTAATAGTATTGCTCCACCACGACCAATGTCTAACGGTTTGCTATAGCCAAAGCTCAGGCACTGCATTTTCCCTTGGCGATACATGCCTGTGCGTAATAATCTTGCACTATCCCATATCCGTGTACCGAGTATAGGATATTCTCCGATCCATTCATTATCGCCTACTAAACCATACGAAATGTCTAATTTATGCATGGTCATTGGCACACTAAGGTAGGTAAATGCCGTAAAACGACACCGTTTTACTTTGTCGTAACGTAGACACAGTTCTAGTGCGTGTGTACATGAATCTGTCATAACAACAAAAGGTGCGCCTGTTACTGCACCTAATGCTCGTTCAAACTGGTATATTGGATCAAATGCTGACATTATCTAATGTTCTTAAGTAATTCAGTTGCTGAGAAGAAGTTCTTAGATAAGGTACGTGCTAAGATATTTAGACGGAAGTTGAAATTATCATAATTATCCATCAGATGAACGATCCTATCACATAATTCGTGTTTATGTGCTAAGTAACTATCAAACGATTCAGTCCATTCGCTTGGATACGCCCACGGATCCCCAGTGTACATTTCACCGTAGCTTAGTCTGTTTGGTACCATAGGTATAGCACCTACTAACGCACCTTCATACATACTAATACCAAGTGTTTCTTGTAGGTTGGCGCTGAACACCATTTTAGCTTCGCCTAATAATGTATGATACTCATCTTTAGTAAGGTGTTCTTCTTGACACACAATCCACTCGTATTGTGGTAATGCAGCCGCTAGGTCCTTAAAGATTTCTACCTGCTTCTCTGGTGCTATACGATGTGGGAATAAGATTAGGTCACGCTTCTCAGTCTTGAACGGACTAATAGTAGTAGGCATATATTCCATAGGCCAACCTGTGCGTACAATCTTATTGCTAGCAATCATATCTGCTTTATCTTCTTCCGCCCACGGATTTTCACATACGCCATCGTTAAGTAAGTTAGCACAGAACATATCAATATGAAAGTCTGTAGCAAAGTAATTATGATCGATAGCCGCAAAGAAACTTTTCTCCGCATGTCTAACCCAACTTGCATTACCGATTAGACGACCTAAGAAGTCCTGTGGATCATAACTGCCAGCATGCCATAATGCGTGTATAGTCACAGGAATCTGTAACAGCTCGCTCATGTACTTTAAGTTAATGATACCAGGATGCCAAGCATCAGTAAAGATGAAGTGATCACCTTTATGAATCTGACCTTCAGTGAATAGTCTAGCCATTTGCTCAACCTGTGCGGCTTTGTAAATGTTAGTACCACCAAAGTTAAGGAAAGCGCCGGGAGTAGTAGCACTAGGAATATCATGAGGGCCGCTAATTACAAATACTTCGTGCCCATGATCTTCAAGCAATGTAGGTACATGAGTCTTCCACTGACCTGTGTACCTTGTATCCACCGCTTCTAAATCAACGATGTAGACAGTCATACTATCTACGTCCTTGATAACCCTGCGTTTGTCCTTGCTGTTGACGCCATTGTTCGCGACGTTTGCGTTTTTCCTGCCATTCTTTGTACGCTGGGCTAACATATAAATCAGCCTCATCATACTTGATCATGTGGAAACGACAGTAGTTGCACCAAGCATCTAAATCGTTGTAGATTTGTCTTACTTCAGGCTTCATAGTAAGATACTTTTTAAGCCAAACTGGATTTGCCACGGAAAATTCTCCTTAAATAGTGACAGACTGCAAGGGACGAGTACAATTGTACTCAACGGAACATCCATTCTCGCCATCTTCGGATACTTCTATCCAAACATCGCGATTGGGATACTTTGTAGCGATTTGCATATACAAATCATCTGATATCATTTCACAACTCTTATAATCTAACTGTAATGTAGTATTTACATACAGTGCTTCTAACCAACGCTTAAACCGAATAAATTCAATATCGCGGTCGTTGTGTGTAACTTCAATTGCCACACGAAAGTGGAATATATGTCTATGTGGAGATGCTAAAAAAGAAACATCTGCTAAAGATGGTTCGACGGCCGCAGCCGGATAACAATGTATGCCTTCGCGCTGAAAAGTTACCCATATCTTTTTCTTGGCAACCTGCATAATTCTATCTATTTGTTCACGTTCTGCTTGTATCATAAAATACTCTTATTCAAAAAATATAGTTAAACAATCTTTATAAAGATTGTGTTTGGCAAAATCAGTTGATGCATGTAACTGTGTTCTGCCCCATGTAGCGGCCTGCCCTAGTTTCCATGGAAATGCAGTATCAAATTTATAATGATCTTGCAATTTTCGTCTCGGATCAGCCCAACAAAATTCTAAGTCATAGATCTTACTTATTCCACTATTGATAACTTCGTTATCTGGCAGATCTGAGAAATGTTTCATTGAGATACTTTTTTCTCTATCAGTGTTAAAATATTCATCAAAAAATACTGTACAAAAATGCGGCCCCTCATCTAATGGGATCATCAATGCAAAACCTTCAGTTTTCCACGTATCAGAAAATTGTGGATCTTCGTTAGTGATTCGTTGTTTGCTGTCGATGTGCATTCCGAAAGGTATAGAACATCGTTGGAATACTCCACATCCACTACTTACCTGATACGCACCAAATTCTTTAAGAATTTTTTTATCTAAAATGTCAGTCCATATCCAATCAGCAATAGGTGAATTTTGCCATTGCAGTTTATCAGAGAATTCCGGATGTGTGCCTTCTGACAGAAATGGTTTATCTGCATAATAATCCTTAATCTGTCTGATTTCTTCTAAACTGATAAAGTTATCAAATATTCTTGCTGTCATTTTAATATCTCATCTTTACCATATTGATCCCAATTAGTAAACTTTGTTTCATCTAATAGGGTATTAAGTTTATGACACCATACCCCCGGGTTAGTAGCCGCAAAGTCTACATCGTCTAACTTAATTGTAGCATTATAACCTAGCTGTTGTAAATAGGGCAGTTTTACCGAAATCTGCGGAATGAATCTACGCTTTTCAATTAAGCCACTTTCGAGTAATCCTTCTACATCACGTACATCTAAATCTAAAGTACACCAGTAATCATTCTCTAGTAAGACATAGATCATATCTTCCCAAGGTTTCCATGTTGCTGCATCGTTAGTACCTGTAGGATTAAAACTTTGATTGGCACCAAAGTAGATATGAGTAACAACACTATAGGCTAATTTAGTTCGCAATAGATCTAAAATATCTTGTGGTTCATGAACACCAACGACAAATAATGTTTTCATTCCGTAAGCAGGAGTGCGTTCAATTTCGTCACCTACAAAGAAAGTTACTGCTTCTGCTGTACCAGATGTATAATCACGTTTCATTGTTGTGCCTTAAGTTTTGTTTTTGCTTCTTCAAGTTGACGTTTGATTATTAATTTTTCTAACTTCATTTTGCCTAGATGAGCATCATCTAAATAATGAGTGTACCCTTCGGCAATTTGTTGTTTAATCACACGGTGTTTTTCTTCTAACTGTGCAATATGATGAGGTAATTTGTCTGCGTCCATGCTAGTCCTCCAATCCTGCTTCTAAGTTATCTAAGTTGCCTTCGTCTAATCCGCTGTCATCTATATGATGTTCTTCAACTTCTTCTGTTTCAAACAAGTCATTAAACATAGTACTAGCATTAACAGTTTTCTTACCAGTAGCACCACGTGTACCAATAATCTTCATCCAGAATTTACTATGCTCTTCGATAATCTGATCTGCTGTGACACGATCTGGTGCAGCAAATATACTGTTGACTACGTCTTTAAAGTATACACGATCAAAGGTCTCTTGAACAAGCATATTGGGCACAACACCTTGATCGTATTGACGATTAGCTTCTTGTACCGCAGAGATATGACTCCATACATTGTGCCCCATTTGTATAGCATAACTAAAACTATCCCAACTAGTACGTCCTTCTTTACCAATCTTATTTAAATCACCAGGTGCATAGTAGCATACATCGTTGATCTGTATACGATTGCTAATAGGACTATCTGTAAAGTTAGCAAAGCGACCATCTTGTAGAACAGCATCACTAAATTTACGAGTATCTAACGCATATTTCTTATCGTCTACGCTAGGCACCATACGATATACCCATTTGCTACGATCTTCGATCTCAGTTTGGATATATATCTGTCCATTGGCACTTGCTAGGAACGGGCTTGCGCAGTCAAAACTAATAGTAAAGTTGGGGTTAACATGTTTTCGAATAGCACGTTGAATATCAGTTAATAAGCAAGCCCACTCTAATTTACTTGTACCTAAGAAGTGCATCCAATCATGTATGCCTTCTTGTAATAGATTATCATAGCGCATAGCTACTAGACGTTTAAGTACTAAGTGAACATCACACATGTTCTGTCCACCCATAGCCCAACCATTAAAATGCTTGCCTGGGTACTGCACAGGATCGCAGTACTTCTTCATACGATCATACCAATCGTCTGCGTCTGCGTGATTCTCACCTTGTAGAACGTTTAAAAACTTACAAGCACCTGTACGATTGTTAATAAACCAATCATTGTTAATGTAAGTACCTTCTACTGCTTCGTCATAAGTGGTGATACCTGTGGCTTTGGCACCTGCTGGACTGCGAGCCACCCAAGCTGGAATATCTAAACACATACCATAATCCATGTATGCGTCCATCCATGTAAGAACTAGCTCACGTTTCTTTTGTGCTTTAGGACAGTTAGGATTCTTCCAATCACCTTCCCAAACACCTTTACCAATCTGGAAGCCACCACTGTCACCGAGGATAAAGCTACGTGTACGATCTCTGTTACGTACCATATCTTCTTTAGGACTATGCTTGTTTACATCTAACTCTGCGTGTCCTGCTGAATATAGGCTCCAGTGATAGGGAAAGTAAGCAGCATCTGGATTGAGCCAATTTAACCCTTCGATACCATTTTCAAAGTTTGCTGGTACACGTGTGCTTTCGACGTAGGTGTTACCGTTGGCATCAGGAAAACGTTGCTTACCCACATAGGTAGCATAAAAACCTGACAAGGCAGGTAAAAAGACAGCATAGTCTTTTTGTTTATTGGTTAAATTATCTATTTCATGTGCCACTTTTTTCTTCCTCGTAGACCAATGCTTCAATCATCTTAAACTGTTCGTAAGCTGATTTTAGCGTTGGGTATTTTGCCATCTTAGCCTTAAGCTCATCTTCTTCACGCATCTTAAGTCCTGCCCATCGCAGAACTTCGTCAGCTTCGTAACTCATTCCAACACTAACATTCTGACTTATGTTAACCCAACTGCTACCATCAAACACTTCCATCTGTTGTGTCATGGTGTTGAATCGCACAGTGCCAGCACTCTGTCCGTTGTTGCCAACATACGGAGTACTGTATGAACTAGAAGTTAAGAACGGACTAGTCACTGTCAGGTTGTTAATCATTATTTGCTTTGTGCTGGTAAAATGTAGTTATAAGTTGCCATGCCAGTATCAACTGTAATCTGTGCCGCACCTTCATCACTGATACGGAATGTTTTATCACCTGGCAGACCAAGAATACTAATAACTGCCGCAACTGGCCATGACCAACCTTTGGTTAATGTACCAGCAACATCACTTTGGAACACAAAGTTACCTGCATGGCTACTGTGATCACCAAAGAACAATTTTAAATCTGTGCCTTCTGTTTTAGCAGTAAACGTAGTTTCATCACTGTTAGCACTTGCTTGGAATTTTAAACGTAAAATGTTAGCAACTGTTGGTTGAAATTCAACATTCCATCTAACACCTTTGAACTTAACTGTTTTAAGTTTGTCGTTAACAATCTCAGAGCTCATAAAACGATAGTCGTTTTTAAAGTCGCCTGCTTTGTTTTCAAAATGCAGGCCTACTGGAACTGATTCACCGTTGCGATCTTGTTTAGTTAACGAAATCTTAGCATCGTCTTTGTATTCTGGAATGTTAAGGATAGTGCTTAGTTTGCTTAAATTTGGCATACCAAATGTACCGACAAACTCTGGCACTGGATTGTTTACTTTTGCCTGTACAATAACTGAACGATCTTCGGCGATTGCTTCGATTGATGTTTCTGTATCTGTACCTGTTACCTTAACCAGGTCAATAATACCTAGTCCGTACGTATTTTTAACGATGTCTAATAAATGATCACGCATGTAGTTCTCCTAATAAAGTGTTATAATGTATTGTATATGATGTATTTAGAAAAAGCAAGAGGTATGTCAAAATTATTTTTCAATAATCGAACCCAATACCTGATGCGCCTTTGATGTAGCTAGTACTCCGGGTTTATAAACTTCTATTAAAAAAATACATTCCCAATTGATATTATTTGGTATTAAATCTGTTATTGATTGAATTTCATACCCGGCATTTTTAAATATTTTTTGTATCACTAAGTTAGAAGCGTATTTGAAATATTCTCGTTCGATTAATATATTAGCACCATCAGGGTATATAGTTTTTATAGTACATACTAGTTTGCCACCAGGCCTTAGTAATTTAAAAAATGTAGAAATGTAATTGTTAATAAAATTAAGTTTGAAAAAATTTAAAAAATCGCAACAAGTAATAATTCCGAATTGTTCCTGAGGTAACGAGGAAAAGTCTTGATCTCGCATATTGTATATACGTAAACGTCGTTGATATTCTTCGGGATAATCACTGATTATATCCAATAACCCTGGGGTGCCTCTTTCATATACTTTTTCAGTGTCTCCGATAAAAACCATCTTGTGATCTATTAGATATAATGGGTCAGCAGTTACCATACAATCAATCCAATATTTTGACATAGGATTACATTGTAATCCTGGATAATGCCAATCACAGTATGATTTAATAGCTGTTAATATGATGGTTAACATATCATTATTAAACTTGATCATTCCTGTAGCGATATATGTTTCTGAGAATGTTTGTATAAATTCGGTAGATTCGCATAAGTTGCGAATTTTATCCATAGTAATTAATTTTATTTTTTCTTCGGATATAATATTAATATCTATATCAATTTTGTTAATCAATATTTTTACATATTCAATACTCTGCTTCGTAATTATATTATTTTTATTTTTAAAAGATGTAGTATTTGTTTTAGCTAATTGTTGACTTTCTTTGACTAAACGTCGACTTTCTCCGATTGCTTTTTGGCTTTCTTTGACTAAAAGTCGACTTTCTTTAGCTAGTCGTTGACTTTCTTTAGCTAGTCGTTGACTTTCTTTGGTTGCTTTCTGGCTTTCCTTAACTAAACGTCGACTTTCTTTTATCGAACGTTGGCTTTCCTTAACTAATCTTTTTACTTCGTAAGTTGAATTATTAAAAATTGTAGCATTTTCTTTAATTTGCTGCTGGTGTTTTTTTGCGATTGTTTGTATTTTACCTGTATACACAGATTGAGAATTTATAGAAAATGTGTCAGTCAAATTAACTGTATTTGTTAGTTTAACTAACGTATCACGGAGAGCAGTTAACTCGTCTATTTTTTTCTGTAGATCATTCATTAATCAAAACTAAACAATGCGTCGAATGTAGTCTTAATGTCTGTGCTTTCTGTAATATTCCATTTAAGCACACCCAGCAAGTTTTCTACTTTTTGATCAACAATTGTCGACTCCATTAGGTCATTGTCAAATGGCAAGTCCTTAAACCACTGTGGAATATGAGTGCCATCTGTTGGATAACCCACACTAGTGAACCCGATTGGATTATCTTTAAGTTTACACACAATAGTCTTCATGCCATCGACAATACTAATTGAATAGTTATCACCATGCATACGTTTTAGGTTATTCCAGTTCATAGCCGCACGTACATGACCGGGCATGTTGGCTCGACCTTCACGTTCTTCTGCTTTGGTAAACTTAGTCAAGTTGTTTACACGTTTAGGTGTGCCTTTTTCCCAAGCTGGCCTATCTTGGAACGCAATTTTAAACTCACGCACCATGTCAATAATAGCAGTCTTGTCTACCCCAGTAAGTGTCGCTAGTAAAATATCGCTTAAGAAGTCCTGTACAACCTTGGGTGTATCCGAACGTTTTAGGTCAAGTCCCATAGCTTTAACCTTACCGGGTTTACCATTTACATCCATACGCTTGCCATCTAAGTCTGTAATTAGTACAGCATAGCGTTTCTTTTTAATAAACAAACCTTTACTTGCTACAACCTCACGGCCGCCTTTGATTACACTGCCCATACTACGCGGTACATGAAACGCACGTTCCATCATAGCTGGAAAACTTTCATTAACCTGATCTGAAATGTCATCATACAGTTTAATAGCAATGCCAGCATTCCATTCCATATTACCTGCGGCAACTTCATCTTTAACCATTGGCCACGCACTAAAGTAACAAGAGTCAGTATCACCGTAGATAATAGCATCGCCGGTGTGATCATACACCCCTGTGATACATTCATTAATAAACGCATCCATGTGTTTGGCAATAGTTCTGCCAGTAAGTGTAGTTGACTGTCCAATACGCTTGTCAAAGAAACGACAGCCCGGATTCAATAAGGCACCATATAAACTGTTCAAGTTAATCTTCTTAACCAACTGTCGTTTATCCCAGAACGCAATCTCTTCTGGATCTGTACATGAACGCATCTTAGCCTGTAGTTCTTTACGTTCAGCATACCAACGTTTAAGCAAGCCCGGAACAACTGCTTCTTTCTCAAAACTAAAGATAGTACCATTTGCTGATAAGATCCAAGGTTGATTGCTGTCAAAGATTAAGGTCCATACTTCTGCCGCACTATGTACAGTACTTTCGCCAGATGCCTCCCAATCAATAGTAAGCTCGACTCCAGGTTTACTTTCCATAACCGCAGTATACTCTAAAGTAGCAAACAAGCCCTCCCAGGCATCTGCAAAACTTGACTTATTAGCCATCTTCTCTTGAATATAATGGTCCGTCATGATTGGACGTATCTGCCCAATGATAGTCTCTGGTCCCATGTTTAGCGCACGAATAGCACTAGGATACAGTGAGTTAATATCAACTGAACCAATCCAATCATGCATGCCCGCTTTAGGAGTTGCTACATAAGCACCTGCCGCTTGTGTATCGCCCATATCGTCTCTGTTTTTACGATTAGGCACAATTAAGCCTTGTTGATGTGCTTCATTGATAATAGCCTGTTCAGTAACTGCCACAGCACCCATAGTCGTTTGTAGTAGCACTGTGTTATCGTGCGCCAGTTCGTTAGCTAGATCTAGGAAGCGTAACTTCTTGTCTAGTTTGCCCAGCAACATAGTATCCTGACGGTTATAGTCGATAAACTTGGGAAAGTCTTTGTTGTATAGTTGATCTAATGTACCTTCATAAGCGACCTTGCGTTCATCTAGTTCATATTCACCGATAGCATCTAAACTATAACTATGTCGTTCTTCGTAGGTGTATTTACGGTATAGTTGCATGTAGTCTAAATGCACCCTGCCAATCAAGTCAAAAGTGATGTTTGCGGCGCCAAAACGTTCAAATTCACGCTGTTTTGGGTACTGACCCCATAGACAAAAGCGCCTAGTGTCATCTTTGCTTAAGACACGTGTAACACGCCCAATAGTATATGGAATATCATAGCCTTCACTGTTCCAGCCACTTAACACATCTGCATCATCAATTAGATTAAGGAATGTATCCAACATGTCTGCTTCACGTTCAAACATAAAACAGTTTTCATACTGGTCACATATTTCCTGTGCTGTTTCCCAACTATAGCTTTTGGGCGGAATAACTAGTGTGACTAACTTGTCTAGCCAATCTAAGTAAACTGATATGGCTGTGATAGGATTGAATGGATCGCTGGTAGGAGCATACCCACGTGCTGGGTCAAAGTCTGTTTCAATATCCCAAAACGCAGTTTGTAGTTTGGGAGAATCAATTCCGAGATAGTTATCTGATAAACAACGGAATACAGGATTGATATCACTTTCCCATATCCGCTTGCCCGATTGAATACGTGTTTCTTTGTGGAATTCCTTACCAACACGTGTGCTGAAACGACTTACTGGAGTGTCATATACTGTGCGATATTTGCCCTTTGGGTCATCGATGTACATGACATAATTTGCTGGGTACTCGACATACTCACGCATGCCTTCTTTTCTTTCTACAACGTAAATACGATCTTTTGCCCTGTCAAACAGTGCGTCAACATAACTCATTTACTCTCCTACCGCTTATGGCCGGTTAACCTTGTGCTTGTACGTAAAGTGTACGACTCTTTTATTATAACATTAATAGCTTATAGTAGCCTACTAAATCGATTAAAAATATAGTTACGCTGGTCATTAATAAACCAAAACTGCCCCGACTGGCAGCAGAATAAATGCTGATACCTAAGGCAGTAAAGAACATTGGGTACACTACTAACAACGGAACATTGGGTACAGTTATTGTAAACGTCATTGCAACTGCAAAGTTCAACGCCCAATTAATAGTTTCCATTGTAAGTCTAAATGGATTACTATCCCAATCGTGCCGAATGAACTTAATGGTTTTGTGATAGTTAGCTTTCAATTAAAGTGTACGTCCAACCGTTTCTAAAATATCAGTAACAGTTTCGTGATCTTGATTTGTCTCGCCAAATTTAGATTTTTGTGCAATTTTAATTGCTTTCTTAAGTAAGCTCGGTTTAATTTCTAATTCTTCTGCTACTGCTTTGATTGTATCGCTAAGGCCGGCACTTAAATCTTCTACTTCTTGCAGTACTTGTACGCCTTCGTTAACGATTTGAATAAGTTTTGCCTTTTGTTCAGCTGAAAACATTAATGCCATTGTGTCATTCCTTTAGTTAAAAATATAGTGTATATGAATTACTTATTAGAGTCAAGCGGTATGGTTAAGATATTCTACATTTCCGTAGAACTTTGGTAACTGTGGTAAATTCCAAGGCTAAATCATCGTAGATATCTTCTACAGGCCTAACTACAAACGCACGTGTAACATAAGCAGATTGACCCATTTCAGCATAGTAAGTGTCACTGGGCCAACGGCGCTTGTTCCATTCCATTGCGTTAATTAGTAAGCATTCATCACCTACATCTTTAAGCAATACTTTGCGTTGAGCTACGGGTAAGTTGGCACTGGCCATTAGTTTAATACCCACAGGTTCTGTATTAACCTGTGGTTTGTCTAGAAAGTGTGCGAATAAGTGTACAACGTATGCTTCTACATTGTGGGTTAGTGTAATTGAAAGTGCAGTTTCTGCTTCTTTAATAAGCGAATAGGATTCTTTAACGTAAGTTTCCCAGTTGGTCATTGGTGTTAGCAGTTCCAGCGACGACGTGCTTTACATATTGCTTTATCTGGAGTCTTGGCACAGCTGATATTGTGCATATTCATTTGACCTTTGCTACGTGAGCAATAGCTCTTACGACGTTTGCTAGCCTTACTACCTTTTTTCAACTTACTAGGTTTGGTAGTCACTGCTGTTTTTAGTTTGCTACCTGGATTCTCACGACGATAAGATGCTACTGCTTTCTTACTCATGCCGTCTGTTTTGTCCTTCTTATTGACCTTTTGCCAATCTTCGTTTATTGGCTCTTGAGTAACAGCAAACACATATAGTTCGTCTTCTGTTAGTGATTCTAAATCTTCCCAAATAACTTCAGCATCAACTTGGTTACGTACTGCTAGCGATTCGATAACAGATTCAATAAGATTAAACTCTTCTTCTAGTTCTACACTTTCGTTAGGTACACAGTTGTTAACACGAACGCCACCTTTGATCTTAGTGCCTTGTTTGCGATACCCTTTCCAGCAATTTGGATCTAGGCGTTGTTTGGTTTCTGTTACCTCTGCGTCTACAATAGTATATCCAAAGTGATTAGCGTAATTATACAAATCTCCCTCGTCAAATTCGTCACCTGGACTCACATCAGGAACAGTTGATTTAATTACTTTGTATGTATGATTGCTGCTTGGGGCGACATGTATTGTTTTATCAACAATACCTTCTTCTACTTCTGTCTCGTTGGTTTTCTTCTTGCCAGCACAGTGGGCCTTTTGACTAAAGCCTTTTGGATTAGAACAGTTGATACTATCTTTGTATTTTTTGCTCCATGCTTCGGGCAATGCTATTGGATTGGCCTGCATATAGCTAGGATGTTTTTGATTAAACAAACGCATAATAACACCAGCTTCTGCGTTGGCTTCGTTCTCAATTGGACTGCCTGTATCACCGGATGTGCTAGTAAGTTGATCATCTTGGCCTTGCGCATAATGTACCATTTCGTGTGCTAGTGTACGCAATACATCAACTGGATTACGTCGGTCAACAACTACATAAATTACTTGTTCATCATTGACATAACGACCAAACGTTGTATCATCTAATGATTTAACTAACTTAATTTTAGGAATATGATCTAACTCTAAGTGTGCAATAGCAATAGGTAAAAAGTCACGTAACGCATCAATCAGCGTAGGTTGTTTGGATTCATCAAACATTTCAAATAAGTTCATATCTGTATTTATTGTCAACTGATGTTATATATGTAGGCTTTACCTGAAGCATTACCACCGGCATCATCTTCATTATATACACCAAAAATTGCTAAATTACCACTAATGGCCGCTGTACCACCAAAGAAGTCAGAGTCGCCAGTGCCGTATGCGTTTGGATTATCTATTGTATACGTTGCTGTTGAGATCACATTTGATGCAAATGTACTGATGTTATATATGTAGGATTTTCCTGACAGGGAACTACCATCGTCGCTTTCCCAAACTGCGCCAACAATGGCCAAGTTACCGCTAATGGCTACAGAAGTACCAAATTGATCAGTTTGGCTAGTGCCGTAGGCATTCGGATTATTTAATGTGTAAAGTAATTGGCCATTGTTTGTATTGAATATGTAGGCTTTGCCTGAAGCATTACCACCGGCATCATCTTCGCCGACTGCGCCAACAATTGCATAATTACCACTGATGGCCACTGGCTCACCAAACCTGTCTGCAAAACTAGTACCATAGGCATTTGGATTATTTAATGTATACAATAAACTACCAGTAACAGCTGAGTAGATATATGCTTTACCTGAGGCTGCGTTACCAGTTTCATCTTCTTGAGTTGCGCCAACAATGGCCAAGTTACCGCTAATAGCCACTGCTACACCAAAGCTATCACCAGCACTAGTGCTGTAGGCATTTGGATTATTTAATGTATATGTTGCTGTTGAGATCACATTTGATGCAAAAGTACTGATGTCATATATGTAGGCTTTTCCTGAATCAGTACCACCTGCATCATCTTCTTGCTGTGCGCCAACAATGGCTAAGTTACCACTAATGGCTACACCTCTACCAAAGCCGTCACCAACACTAGTGCTGTAGGCATTTGGATTATTTAATGTATATGTTGCTGTTGAGATCACATTTGATGCAAATGTACTGATGTTATATATGTAGGCTTTACCTGATTGTACACCACCTGCATCATCTTCAAAACCTGCGCCAACAATGGCCAAGTTACCGCTAATAGCTACAGAAGTACCAAAGTAGTCCATGGCACTTGTACCAAAGGCATTTGGATTATTTAATGTGTAAAGTAATGCTCCTGTTTGGGTGCTGTATATGTAGGCTTTACCCGAAGCAACACCACCTGCGTCACCTTCAGTTGCGCTAACAATTGCATAATTACCACTGATGGCTACTGCACTACCAAACCCGTCGCCTTCACTTGTATCAAAGGCATTTGGATTATCTAATGTGTAAAGTAACGAAGTTGTTGCTGATGAAGTATCGTTAACAATAACATTCCCTGATGTTGCTACTATGGTTCCACTAATAGAACCGGTGCGTAGTGCTAAATCAAAATACTCTACGCCCTCAGTAGTAGCGTCGGCCGCTAATGTTCTAGTGATAGTAGCACTACTATTAGCAATAGTTACGTTGCCGCTGGTTACTGAATCTGAAAAATCTGCAGAACTAACATTACCCACAGTAGTCCAATATAATACTGTGCTATTAGGAACACTTGAAGTAGATACAGTAAATCCTACAGTATTTCCTTCATTGACAGATGATATATTAGATGTTATGCTGTAGGTCGTTGGATCAGCGGTTATACCAGCTCCGTCGGTTTCCATGATATTCATAAGAACATCAACACTACCAGCAGTAGATGAATTAACTTGAACACTGTCACCGGTTTGTAAAATTATCTTTTGATCACCACCAGCAATTGAAACAGCACCACCTGCAGCTACTGGTATACGATTTCCGAGATAAAAATTATCAGTACCATTATTAATTACAACATTGGCTATTATTTGTGCAGCCGAAGTGTTAGATATGTTTAATCCAACAATTACAGCACCAACATTAGCACCAACTGTATAACTATCAACAGCGGTTAATGAAGTTCCGATATTTCTACCTAATTTTCTTAAAAATGTATTTGCCATTAGTTCAATCCTGCCAATCGGCGTAGTTGTTGAATACTTTCGTTTGCTTGTGTTGGCAATGCTCTAACTGTTAACGCACCACTTTCTAAACCTAGGTCTTGTTCTAACTCACGTGCTTTACGATGAGCATAAACCATATCAGCACCTTGAATTCTTGACACTATACTACCATCAGCTTTAACTACTTCGAAATCTGTAGCAGTGGTCTGTGGCACTAATGGTAATTCTTGTTGTACTGGAGTTGCGCCTTGTTCGCTAGCATCGCGCTCACTGCTGATACCACGACGACGTAGTTCACGTTTAATAATAACTCTAAAGTAAGCAGTCTGTTGATCATTTAATACTGCGGTTGTGCTGACATTGCGCAATACGTTGATTAGATCCATGTCACTCTTATCGGCTACATTGTCTAACCATTCACGATGTGCTTGAGGTAAACTATCACGCACTGCGTTTTCAGCACCACCAGCGTTGGCAGCTAATTCGTTATTACTACTACGGCGGCGTATTTCTTGGTTAACTGTATTAACAATAAAGTCTATTTGGCCTGGCTCTAAATTAGTAAAGTGGGCATTAACACCGTGGACCATATTATCAAGTATACGCTGTAGATTGCCGTCTGTTTTGTTACGGATATCCTGTAGCCAATCTTGCCAGACATTTGATAAACTGTCAAACACTTCTCTGCTGGTTGTTGGTTGTTCTGCCGGAGTTGCTCTATAGTATCTAGTATCAACATTATTAACACTACCATATACATGTAGTGCTTCGTCACTGGTTCTTGCGTTGACAGTGCCTGCAGGTTCACCCAGACCGTTTATAATATTCCAAGTTACTTCCGGACGACCAGCATCTTGTGTAGTAGCAATGGCTTCTAAATCGTGTAGTCCCACTGATATCCGTTGCTCTCGCATGAATATATCTGCGGCTTTAAGTTTAGCCTGACGTGGACTATCAGCATCGACAAATACTGGGTCTTGATCTACATGTCTACCACGAGCAAAGTAAACCTTCCAGCGTGTTTCATTGCCATCAACTACACCTTGATCCATTCTACTGCGTAGTTCGTTGTCAATTTGTCTAACTATCCAACCACTAGCATCTGCATCTAAATTATCACCGCCATTTATTATTCGTTGTCTCACTGAATTTGCTGTATCTACAGTAACCGTAGGTAGCGTATCTGCTAGCCAATCAATCCAACTAATTGGCACACTTGCTGGCGGGGGTGTACTATCTTGTGTGACCGGTGTAGTTTCTACAAACGGTTCAGCTTTGAGTCGACTAATACTATCTTCACGACTCATGCCCATCTGTTTGCCACCTTTGATGATGGCTTCTGTACTACTGGTAGCAAACACCATTTGTTTACCACCACTACCGTCTTTGTTCATGACCCAGTACTGTTGTTCGTCACCTTTCTTCTCTTTACGAGCTGTTTGTGCTTGGCGAACATTACTTACTAATTCTGATTTGTTGATCTGTCCTAGAGCATAGCGACTGAACAGGGCTACGCTATTATTAGGGTCAGTCCATTCGCCTTCTGGGCTGATAAGTTTGTAAAGTTTCTTAGCGTACTCTTGTTTGTAAGCCGTGTCATCTGTGGCAATACGCAAGGCCTGTGCAGCACGTAGAGCAGTATTGAGCAGTTTAGGAATAGCTTCATCTAAATAGTCGCCACCCGGACCACGGAACTCTACATACTTGTCTTTGGTGTTGATTGAGGTATATTTTTGTGTAACACCACTGTGTACTAGTTTACTAGCAGCCGCACCTAGGTGTTCTTTCATTTTAGCCAACAATGCTGTGGCATTTTCCGGATTAGCCTGAATCTTTTCTTTAACAATCTTCATGGCACTTTTAGCGTAGCTGTTGTACTGGCGACCAAACTCTTGAAGTACGTGTTCGTCACCTAAGAACAGAGCTAGTTTAACATAGTCTAGGTTGTCAATGGTCATGTTAGGCACACTAATGTTCATGTGCAGGCCAGTTGACTTATTGGTATAACAACCTGTTTTCGTAGCCCAGGCCTGTACCTTTTTAATCATTTCTAGGCCATCTTTAAGTGGCATAGCTGGACTAATAAACTCTAGCCCTGCATCACCTTGTTCAGCATCAATTGACGCATCAGGTTCAATAATAAAATAACCTTGTTCTTGTTGTTGACTACGACTACCACTGTGGTAATTACTAAACCCGCGTGCTTCATATCCGGTAGCACCATAAAAGTCATCTGCTACTTGATCTACATCTGCATCGCCATCATTACCTTCGTTAGCATCGTACATGTGAGGCCAATCAAAGCCCCAATGACGTTCAGCGTCCTGCATATCACCAATGCCAATGTCGCTTAACCAAGCACCTTCATCGCCATCACCACCGTTACGGAAGTCATCTTCCATTTCTTGACGTGCTTGGTCGTAGGCATATTGATACTCTCTACCGCTGGTATCTGCCATTAATTCATCTACTCGATCTTCGATCATTTCTAATGTTATGACACGAATTTCTGCATCGGCATCGTCATCATCGGGATCTTCGTCGGGGTTTGCTTCTATCCAGCGAGTACGTGCCGCATCTTCGACATCATCACGATCAATTTCACCTTCTAGTCGATCTCGGATAAGGCTATCTAATTCATCAGTGTTGTCGTCTATGTAACGATTGGCAGCTTCATTGGTCCAATCTAAGTATTCATCATATAGTTCACTGCGATAACGCTCAGCATCACTACGTCCCATGCTACTAAAGTCACCGTTGCGGAAGAAGCTAAGAATCCCGTCAATATCGTAGGCGCTTTCGTTGTATTCGTAATCGTATTCCCACTCAGGCTCATGGTCACCTGTGCTGGCATTGGGCACACACATTTCAAACTCGATTCCGATAAGCATACCGTCGGCTTCTGGACTGTTGGCAAATGCTTCTAGGCTGGAAGGACTCATTGATACTTCATCAATGATCTCTGCTTCTTTTAAGGCTTGTTTAATTTGACTATATCGCATATTAAGTATTTATCGTTGTGTTAATCATTGACCCACAGTTCGAGTGAGTAGTTGCCGCGCTGGCTGGACCATGGCTGGCCTAGTTGCTTAAAGCCCTGTGCTACTAAATTATTCTTTGATGCTGTGTTATCTGATCTGGTTGTGGCAAATATGTTCGAGCCAGCAGATGCTAATAATTTTTGACTTACAGCGGTGTTTAATCCCTGTCGACGATAGTTAGGATCTGTATATGAATAGCCCTTTTCATAACGATAACGATTGGCTAACTCACTAACGCCGGCAGCAGTGAATACTTTAGTCTTGTATGTATCCAATGGTGTTTTTAATGCTGTAATAGCAATAATATCACCTTGTTCATTTGTGGCATAGCTCAACATCTGTGCTCGTTGTACACCCGCACGGGCATTGGCGGCTGATACCTCACTGCCCTGAGCAATAAAGTCGCTGAGTTTACCTAGTTGCTCTGCTGACAGTTGACCTGGTCGCACAGCAACTACACTATTATCTTCAGTTAAAAATTCATTTGCTCTCATAGTCAATCCACGTATTCTTGCTCACTTTTGGCATCCCTCCAGGCCAGCAGCCGGCCACACCAAACACCATAACGAGTATGGGCCTAAGGTAGGTGTTCTTTAATCTATTCGTTCGCCTTCTTCTCTTGCTATACGGGCAATATTGTTTGACGCACGAGCAGGTTGTATATCAAAATTTTCGTATCTTCTTGCTATAGATTGTAATATCCTAGTAACATTGATATACTCATCACCTACTATGTTATCAGGAACAATAACTAAGATATCCCAGTCACTTTCATCGTGTTCAGTTCCAATTACCCTGCTACCGTGAAACCATATTTCTTCTGCTGGCACTTGAGCTTTGATTTGATCTACTATAGTATCAAAAAACTCGTACGACTCGGTTAAGAATTCATTGGCTCTCATATTAGCTCTTATAATAGAAGTAGTGTATATCTTCTTCTGGATTATACTTTACTACTAAATCGTCTAACACAAACTCATCACCATATTCGTCAACTAATTGTGCGAATGTAGTAGCGTCACCAAAGATGTATTCGATAACATCATCGTCGGTACAGTTGCCTTGGTAGTTTAACTTGGCATCTTCAGTTAATTCTGTATTCTTAAAAACGCTGTACAGTATAGGATAGTCTTCATCCCCTACCATACCTGAAGCGACTGGTTGTTGTCCATGTTCACGGCGAACAAAGTCAGCAAATACTTCTTGATATACTTTTTCCGGATTTCTGCGGTAAGCTCTGCTGGATTGGCAGTCATCAGTAAAGCCTTCAAAGTGTACACGGTAATCGCCTACTTCGTCTACACCAACATCATCTGGTGTTAGGTCATTTAAGAATTCCGCAATTTCAGGATTTAATGATTCAGTTATAAATTCACGTGCTCTCATTATTTTAAACTCAAATCATCGTCTTGTTGTTGACGGTATGCTTTACTTAATTTGTCCATGTACTTCATATTACGTAGGATTTTAAATGCTAGATTTTCTGTGCTGAATTCACCGCCAGCATCTAAACCTGCACGGCGCATTTTGCGAATCTTTTCTGATATGCGTTTAATATCTTCTGGATCATCAGCGGCTACTATAGCATGATCAATTTGGCTACGTAGATCTAATACTTTGGCATTAACACTAGCACGATCAATTGATGGTACTTTAAAGTCGGGAGTTTTAAGCCACTTATTGTTTAACAAACTATACACACCTTCGCTAACTGGAGGTTGCGCAACATCTTCTACATATAATTCCACATCATAACCGTAGATAGTAATGTCGTGTCCATCATTCCAAATTTGTTTCTTGGCACGATAGAACGCTTCAGCAATATCATCACATTGTAGATCACTGTAGTTAGTAACCACGTGTACGTCAAAGTCACTGAACTTAGTCCAGTTATAGTTAGCCATGCTACCTGTAAGTACAACATCTTCTACTTTAAAATTAGGAATCTCTAAGTAGCTGACAAAACGTTCAGCAATCTCTAGGAGTCGATCTCGCACTTCATCGTTTAATTGATTATTATCCCATGCCACTGGATTTAGTCGGCTGTTATAAGCAACGTTGTTTTTTGTAAAGTCTCTAGCTCTCATATTAGTGTATTGCGTATTCTACACGCTTTCCTTCTTTATCTGTGTACAGCAAACTAACGTCCCATGCTCCATCACCACCAGTTTTCTTAATATAGATGTGATCTTTAATCCATTCTATCACACCACCGTCACTACTATTTCTACCTATATTTTTTGTTATACTGCGCTCTATGATAGTATCAAGATCATTGACACCCACATCTCCGTTGTAATCATCTTCTTCCTCTTGGGCAATTTCGCGCACTTCTTCCGGTGTCAGATCTACAGCATTATTAATTGTTCGAATAAAGTCGCTGGCTTCGTAGTTCCAATCAGTGTAACTTAGATCGGCATCTGCCGCAGCATCAAAGTCAATCTCGCCTTCTTCGTCGTGACCTTCTGGATATACATATCCTTCACTGCGTAGGTGATCCCACCAGTAGTCGTCTTGTACTTCCCAGTCGTTGACTATTTCGCTTACGTGGTCGTTTACGGCTGTTTTAATTTTAGCCAATAATGGTTCTAATACTTCATCCGGAGTAAACACTAACCAATCTTTAAGTGAAGGTTCGCGCTCCATAAAGAATGGCAATAGATTGCCAAAGCGTTTAGTTATTAGGTCTTTTACGCTGTCTACGTAGTTATCACCTTCGTCCATAAACTGGTTACTGCTAAAGTGTAGTTGATATTTTTCACCTTCGTAGTCAGGTTGTTTAGGCAGTAAGATATACAAGTCACCATCACTAGCATAGCGATCATACATATTGTTGTCACGTCCAGCAGTACACCAACGTGTACCTTGTCCATAGTAACAGGATGCTGCTTCATTCTTAGGCACAATAATACGCACTGCAGCATTTTCAAATACAGTTTCTGCTTCACCTTTGTCTACAGTCTTAGCGGCTTCTTGTTCTTCTTTAGCGGCCAAGGCATTACGTAAGTCAAGATTTTGTGCTATTGCTTCTAAGCCAGCAAAGTCAATGCGACCAATGTCTCTATACTCCGCTGGTAAGATTTTTTTAACTTTAAACTCGTGATACATTTTAAGCGCACTGTTACCACGACTTATTATATCTTCTAGTTTAATACCTTGATTAGCATATACTTTAGTCAACCACTGTACATACTCTTTATTAGGAGTAGGGTCGGAATTTTCAATTACAACCATGATGTGGTCAATGATTATCTGACGTTGTTCTGCTGTAATCACATCATTAACTTTGATCTTTTGATCAATGAACGCACGATCTGTACCTAACTGTGTACCGGAAAGAGTGTGACTCTTATCCTTGCCTAATGCCGCAACAAGTTTGTTGCCAAAGACATTGACTGTTTTCTCTCTGCTGTATTCTCTTAAAAATTCTTTAAATCGCATCAAACTGTCCTAATATACGCTGTGCTTCTCTTGTCAATAATGCTTTGGTATCTTCAGCTTTTTTCTTAGCTTCCGGTGTCACAGCTTTATCAAACTTACTGCTATTAACTGCCTTGCTTATTTTACTTATGTAAATTGCTTTCACTTGTTCTATTAACTCAGGACGACCTAAACTTTCAGCAATGCCAACAATACTGTTAATAGTATTTGAAGTTTTTATTTCGTCACCCATGCCTGGATACTTGGCTAACCGTGCGCTGATAGTTTTAGCACCAAGGAACGTAGCAATATCAACGGCCCATGTGTCAGGATTATTTGTTATGGTTTTAAGCTCTGTATCTTTAGTTTGTCTAAAACTAACTGGAACTCCATTCTGTAATTTAACCTGTACTCCACGCCCACCAAAGCTAAGATTTAATGCTTCTGCTAGTGATGAATATAAACTTGCGCTTAGTACACCTTTAACATTATATTCTGGTCCTAAGGCACGACTCCACTGTTCATTTTCGTAGTATGCTGTAACAAAGTCGACTTGTATATATTGATCACCTACTTTAATTATAACATTTGTGCCGTTGTTAGTTGAGTAGTTAGGGTTACTGTCGCAAAACTCTTTAATAGCTGAACTGTATGTTTGTTCGTTAGCATTGTCAGACATATCAGGTAAGCGTGGCACAAAGAAGTTAACATCAATGTCCCCATACTCGCGACTTGGATTTTGTGCTAGGTCTCTTTTGTAGTATGTTGTACTACCAACTGGTGTGCCTATCTTAACTGGTGCTAGGTCTTTGGCTTTTAAAAAAGCATTCAGTGCTTGTTCAAATGCTGGTAATGATTGTACGACAATGTCAACTAGAGCAGGGGTAATGTGTGTACCTTGTGTTAAAGTACTTGCCCACCCACCTTCTAGAATAAATTCCTTTGCTCTCACAGCACCGCTTTCCAGTTTTTAAACCATGCCGCTGAGCCTTCACCTACTATTGCCTGCTGTGATTCTGGTAGTTGTACATTTTCCTTGCCTAAAGTTTCGCGTGCATCTGCTACCAGGGCATTGTAGTTAGGTAGATTTTTAATCTTAGCAACGATAGTTTCAACTGATGCTATATCGGCAGCACTACCGTTGAATAGTTTGTGTGCAATTTCACTTGGATCTTTTGAAATAACTTCGTTAGTAGCACGATCCATTAGGCCATTTTTGTATGACCATTTCATACCCTGTGCTTTGGCAATACTAGCAAGTAGTACATGACGATGCATGCCTTTAAATGGGCTACCTTCTGGACTACCTGTCATACTAAAACGTTGGAAATTTGGATCTCCAAACATAAAGTCAGTTTGTACATAACCATTCTCTGGATTACCATTGATGGGAGTTTTTAAATGTACGCTATCGCCCGTCTTTTTAATGTCGGTGGGCTCGATGCCTTTCTTTAATAGTTGCTGTACAAGTACTTCTTTGCTGATTTTACTAGCATCAACTGCTAGATCTAAATCGCCCGAAGTTTCTTTGTAGCCTGTTGACCCTAGCATATTATCAACTAGATTAAGCCCAGTAAGTTGTTCTAACCATTGTACTGTTGGAATGACATCGGCCCGAGCAATACGCTGTGTTGCTTCGCTACCATCAGCTAATTTAAATACATTTCCACCTTCGGTTATTTTCATACGGGACCTTTATACTCTATTAAGTATTTATTTGAATAAGTTATTATAGTTTATAATAGTTTGGCAGTCAATAAAAAACCGCCCTTACGAGCGGTTTGGTCTGGTTGGTTTACTTACTTAGGCAATGCAAACTTTAACCCTGTTGCTGATTCTACGTTAGCTACAGTAGTTTCGTACTTAGGCAAGTCTGCTACTGGTAGTGGACCATTGGGCATCAAGTAAGCCTTAACTTTCTTACTATTCTTTTCAATAATAATCTTGTATAAACGTGTCGGAATACCTAGGCCGTTGCCTGTCTTTTGATGGCCTGCATCAAAGATACCACCCGAAATAATGTAGTAGTCTGTACCTGGCTGTTTGGCCCATTCACGTTCGTATGTTTCTAACTGTTTCCAAATACCACGATTGTTATTGGCTATTTGCGGTTGCATATTGCTTAGGTAAAAACTTTCACTCATAATTGCTGGATCTTGTGTGTTGTTACCTGCCGGGCTCATATGTCCACGGTCATGTGTACGCCCTACAGTTGCATAGTCAGCTAATGTTGCTGAACAAGCTGGTGTAACTTTTGGATCTGGTCGGAAGTCATCTTTACGTTTAGCAGGACCTGTCATGTCTTCTAATGACAAACGCTCAAATACTGCGATAGGTGCTTTAACAGCACAGCTATGAATTACAGCATAGTTCTTATGGCAAATCTCTTGATCACCGGGCTTGGCAGTGTATGTTGCTGAACCCGCGGCTGTTAATGTCGGACATTCTTGATTGATACCTGCCCATGCTGTTGATGACGCTAAAATTAATAATACTAATACTAACTTGTTCATTGATTTTCCCTCGTTGTTTTATTTATAAACGTAATTTAAGTTAATAACACATCTGGTTCTTTGATCTGTACAGGTTGATCCTGTGTGCCTATTATCAGCAGAAAATGCTACCAATCTATTTTCAACAGATTCTACTTTAGTACCATTAGCAAACATAGTAAATCCGTTATTTGTGTTTACATAGAATATAGCAGTATTTTTTTCAAAACCATCAAAGTCGCTAGTATATTCGATATCGGTATGATAATCAAATTGAATTATATCATGAGTGGCCGGTAACAGGTTAGCCTTGATTCTTACTAGTTCAATTGTTTTACCCGGTACTACAATAGGAATAATTAACGGAGCTATGATATTAAACCAATCACTGCGTACAGTGTAATTATTATAGAATATATGAGTAAATTGATAATTATACTTTTCTTCTACTATTGATTCTTCTTCGTACAATACTTTAGTCGGACACAAATACCACGGAAAATCTGAGCCGAGCAGAGTATTTTTGAGTAAATCGAAGTCTTCTGTACTTAAATAATTATCTATTTGAGATAGTAGCATTATTTAGATGGTATTAATTTTATAGTAGTAAGAGCAACACGCTACTATAAAATTGTTATCCAGGTCTCACTCCTGACCACGAAAGGCTAATAGATCCAGAGCCGCCCGCGCTGCCTGCCCAACTTTGGTATACACCACCTTTACCGCCGTTGATAGCGCCACCACCGGCTCCAACAGCACCCGATGTCCCACCAATGCCCCCACTGCCGCCCGCGGCCGATACTGATCCAAAACTTGTAGCACCGCCGGGGCTGCCGCTAGCTTTACTAGTAGCGCCACCACCACCACCGCCACCCACTGAGTAGTTAAATGTTTGCCCTGAGGAAACTGATAGTGTATCTGAATTTGTGTATCCTCCGCCACCATTACCACCGTGATGGCTGCTGTTACCACAACTTGAATGATTGGCACCACCGCCTCCGCCGCCTCCCGTTACAGAAACAAATACTGTATTTACATATGGTGGTACAGCCCATACGCCACTACCACTTAATGTAATCGAACCAGTGAACGGAATAGGCGGTGTAGTTGATGAATCATTAATAATACAATTTTCTGTTATCCCTTTGTCGACTAGCGTCATCGTTATTACTTCTCTACCTTCTGTACGGTTATCTGATGCTAGAGTAAATGTAGCCGTTGTTACCGAACCAACTACAAAATTACCATTTATTGACCCGGACGTCAAATCTAAGAAACTAACACCACTAATCGAATATGGAACGACTGTGCCCGAATTAACATTAGTAGTCGATAGTGTAAATGTAACTGAGCCACCTTCATTGACAGATGATGTACTAGCAGATAAAGCATACGTAGGAGTAGGAGTGATTGATGAGTCAATAATAATACAACTAGCACTGCCAGGTCTATTATGTAAAGTCATAGTCAATGTTTCTGCCCCTTCGGTAATCGAATCTGCGCTTAATGTTAAGGCGATAGAATCTGTTGTACCAACTATAAAATTACCAGTTAACGATCCTGATGATAAATCTGCAGCAGCGATACCCGACACCGAATACGCAATAACCTCACCGTTATCTACATTAGCGGTTGATAAGGTAAATGTAACTGTGCTACCTTCAGTTACAGTTGGTGTACTAGCAGTTAATGTATATAACGGAGTAAGTGATATATTATTTACAATACAGCTCGCACTTACTCCTTTGTTATCAAGGAATACTTTTAATGTTCTTGCCCCGTATGTAGTTTGATTTAGTTTTGGAGTAAACGTAATTGAATTGGTTGTTCCTACAATAAAATTACCACTCAATGCTCCAGCTGCTAATGCGTTGGCATCAATACCAGTTGCTGTATATGGAACTACTGTACCGTTTGTTAACCCTGTTCCGCCTAAGGTAAATGTAACAGTATCGCCTTCGTCGACTGAACTAACATCTCGAGTCAATGTATAAACTACAGTTGGCGCCGCAAGATTTTCTGCTCCCTCAATTGAACGAGCGGTGATTAATGGAGCCCACGAACCGTCGACCTTAGTCCACCCATTTAATAATTCTTTCCATATTCCGCTAACTTTAACCCACGCACGATCAACACTTTTCCAATTATTAGATTGTTTTACATTAATGTTAAACGATTTAGTAAATGTTAATACGGCAGCTCCGTTTCTTTCTGGATATCCGGGTCTAGTACTTGGATATAATGATACTGATAATCCACCGGGAGCGGTAGTGCCTGCTTGTATAATAGTTCCGTAACTTATACCACCTTGGCCACCGCCGCCACTAACACCAGAAGTACCAGCAACACCGCCAAAATATCCGCCACCGCCACCACCACCAGTTGATGGTCCTGTGGCTGAATTAGCACCTGCGCTTGTTCCGCCTGTGCCACCACTAATTTCTGCTCCAGTACCGTTAGCTCCCCCTACTCCATTTGTTCCTCCGGCACCACCGCCACCACCGCCAGCTGCCACAGCAACTACTACGCCGTTGACTGTGACCACAGTTGCGCCACCGCCGCCACCGCCACGTCCTGTACCAGTTGCTACTCCTGCTGTGCCTCCACTAAAATTAGTTGGTGTAGATGCTCCGCTTCCGCCTACATAGTTTATACCAGCACCCCCTACGGAAACTACAACAACATCACCTTGGGTTACTCTTATTTTTCTATTAGCATATCCGCCAGCGCCTCCAGCACCGCCTGTGCCACCCGGATAATATGTAAATATCGGTTCGTATACTGGTTCAAATACTGCTTCGACTACTGGAGTAAATATCGGTTCAAATATTGGTTCATATATTGGTTCATAAACTGGTTCGTAGACTGGAACCCTTACTGTTCTTGTTACCTCGGGTACGGCATCCCACGCAACAATAACTGCTCCAGATTGACCAGATAGACCATCGGACCTATAGTTGCCTGGTGATCCAGCACCACCACCGCCAGCAACAGCAGCACTTCCCCCTAACCTTGCTCCGTTACTAGCTGATCCAGTTACTCTTGCTGCTCCACCTGCTCCACCAGCTGCCCGAGCTACAATAGTTCCCTCTACAGCAACAACAGTAGTCCCCCCGCTAGCACCAGGACGTTCATTACCGCCTGCTCCGCCACCACCACCACCACCAACAGTAGCAGTAATTACCTGACCTGGGGTTACTGCTACAGTAGTTTGAACTAATGCGCCGGCTTGTCCACCAGCACCATAAATATGGTGATTTTTATCAAATCCGTCAGAGCCACCACCACCACCACCACCGCCAGCGGCAAGTATCGTAACACTAGTAACTCCCTCAGGAACAACTAATCTTTCAGATACAGCTTGTTGACCAGCCGGAATAGCTGGTTGTACTACTACTGTGCCTACTGATTTAGTTCCAGTTTGTACAGTCCCTACTTGTCTTTTTCCAACTTCTACCTGGCCTACTTCTCTAGTTCCGGTTTGTACACTGCCAGTTACTTGAGTTCCAGTTTGTACACTGCCTACTATTTTTTGGCCTGTTTGGCGAGAAACAACTTCACCAGCAGCACCATTAGCACCGCCAGCACCCCATAGATAAAGTTCAAGTGCGCTTACTCCTTGCGGAATAGTGTACGTATATGTACCAGGGGTAGTATATGCTGTGGTTTGACTTATAAGACTCATTAATCAGTTTCCTTGGTGTTGCAAATTGTATCGTAATCTTGCATTGTTAGTGTATTACCTTCTTGACTTAGCGCAATTAAACGTTCTGTTAAATTATGTAAATCTGCGTCTGTTTTAGCATCTTCGCGAGCATATTCAAACAAGCGTATTAATAGTGGAACATCGACGCTAATTACATCTTGCGGATTAAAATCTTCATCCACTGGTATAGCACCAGTTAACGGAGCTGCCGGAGCACCACTTACTCCACCGCTAGATCCATCATCTGCGCTGTGCCATTGATCGGTACCATCATTCCATTGGTCATTGCCGTTGTGCCAAGCTGGGTTATCACCAGTCCACGCATCTTCTTTAACGTGTTTAAAATAATTGACCTGACGTTCACGTTTTTCAGCACCGGCGCGAGTTGGATACTTACCTAAATTCTTACCTGATTTACTAACAAGTTCGTATTGACTGCCCACTTTCTTAATTGTTTCATCTACTGATTTAGCTAGTGTAGTGGCTTTTTGATGAATACGTATACTATATTCTTTACCGTGTTTATTGCGCAAATGTGTCATGTAATCAAAGTATTCTTGACGTGCAGCAGGATTATCTAATGCTCTATTCACTAGACCACGTGCTGTAATGACATCAGCCATTTCGCTATCTTCGTTAACCACGGGATTTAAATCATATATTCTCATATTTGTTCTCAGACTGACTCATATAAGATATTTATGCTAATTTAATTCTAAGTAAAACTTACGAAAAGACTTGACTTTAATGGCAAATGATAGTATAATAGCTATGTCTTTAATCAACCTAAGAGTAAACTCAATGACACAAGTAGCAGAACTATTAAATGAAATTATCGGTGACCCAATTAACGGACCATATGAAGGCGAGGATTATTGGATTGATGCCGACGGTACAATACAAGTAGCTGAAAATAATGTTAAGTTGGCGGCTATCATTATGCGTCGAGCAAATAATAGTGGATACTTTGACACTAAGTTAGTTAAAGTGGGCAACAAGGGCGATAGTATATTGCTGGGATTTGATACAATGGCTGAAATTGACCCAGTATACACAGCAAACATTGGCTTCAAGCGTGATACGTTAGCTGAAGTTAAACGAGATAATGCTGGTAAATTTTGTGTATATCTTAATAAGAAACGTGCTAACCGTATGTTTAGTAAACTATCAGCAGTTAAAGCATACTTGAAAAAGTTAGACGCAGATTTACAAACAGACGGAGTAGAACCAGAAGCACACGACGATTAAAGGGTCGCCCCTTTAATCTTATGGTGTTAGTTTAGCTTGATTTGCTATAGTTTTAAACTGTGATGCAAGTTTAGGATCTGCAGCGGCTTTATTAAGTACACCCATTATTGGAGCAAGTGCTTTTACATCAGTTGACGTTGCTGTACCCATCGTAGCTGAATCAAGTGCTTTATCCAATGTTGCTGGTGCAACTGTAGTACCGGTTGCGGCTTTTAATGTATTTGTTGCTGCAGCTGCTTTAGCTACTGCTGCTGGATCTGCTGGTTTAGCTGTGGTTGCTGGAGCGGCAGGGTTCATACCCGGCGCCGCAAACTCCTTAACTGGCTTTTTTCCAGCTTCTTTTTCCTTACGTAAACGTATTTGCTCTTGACGTTCTGCTGGTGTAGGAATCTGAACATTGTTCATGCGGTCCATATTACCCAACTTAGTAGCAATAACTTTATGTCCACGTGACTCTTTAAATTCACGCAACTTGTTTTGTAAGTCTGAATACTGTTGATTTAAACTGCCCAATCTACGTACTAATTCAGCTTTAAGTTGTGGATCTTTATGTGTGTCTGGATCCATTTGAATTTGTTGTAACGCACTACGTTTAGCCGCATAATCTTCTTTATCACGTAATGGAGTTTCACTACCTTCACTGATTCCATCAACAGTATCTCTAATTTTTAGTACGCCAGCAACTGCTTGTTGTGCTGAGGCTGTATCACCCTTTTCGTTTGCCGCTCTTGATTTTGCTAATAAATTATCTACAGCTTTATTCTTTTTAATAGCAAACTTCAATCTGTCGGGACTTGTACTATTAGATGCTACGTGCGGAGCAAGTTGTTGGGCTCTAGCAGTGCCTACTTTAGTAACTAAATCAGTGGACAATTCTGATATTGATTTAGTTTCACCTAGACGACTGCGAGCGGCCGCACGTGCTGCCATACTGCTTACACCGGCTTGTGCTTGTTTCTTATCTTTCAACGGATCTTCGTTTTTAACTGTTAAAATTTCATTTGAGAATTTAACTTTAGTAGGATTAATACTGTCAACATAGTGTTGAATAGCTGGACTATTGTTGTTACAATCTACTAGATCTTTAAGTAAGAATGGTTGACTTGTAGCCGCTACTACCATATTAGTAATAACTTCTGGAGCAACTTCTGTGTGCCCTTGTTGAATAAGTTCTTGTACTGCGGCCAACACAGCACCTTCAACTGGGTCATTGGATTCAATACCTTCATTAATAGCACGATAAGCTAAGTTCTTACTATGGTTAGATTGGATGTAGGCCATAGCGTGTCCTTTAGTTGGAAACACTTTATCGGTAACTGGCTGACGTGTATCGAGGCTAACTACGTGATACCCTTTAGCCTCTGGTTCTTTTTGAGCATAAGGCGCATCTAATTTCTCTTGACGACGTGCATCATATTCAGCATCTGGATCACGTTCGACTCTAGTACGTTCTTCAGGACCACTTTCCCAACCTTCTTCTACTCCTTTACTAACAGAATCATGATAGTATTCAGCACTTGCTACTTTTAAGCCATTGGCTTCTGCGTACTGTTTAGCACCTTTGTGTGTGCGGAATTTCTTTTTAACTGTTTTAGTTTTTGGATCGTACACATAGAAATCGTTGTTCCACGTAGTACGTGCTTCCACCACACCTTGATTTTGCTTTTTAATCCATGCATTGGCTTCTTCAGCTGATTTAAATGGACCAGCAACACTTCCGCCTTGACCATCTTTAAATACACGCCAAACACCGTCTTTAGTTTCACGACCAGTGTAGTTTTCTGCTAGGTCTTTTACTAAACGTACATCTTGTTTAAGCACTACTGCTTGCCCACCATCTTCTAAGTCTAGGTCAAGATATACACGATTTCTTAACTTGTCAGTTTTGATCTGACGAACATATCCAGTTTTACCAGCATCACGACCTTTAACGATAGTAACTTTTTTGTGTAGACCTTTGCTAGGACCACGACCTTCTGCCATGTTACCATGATCTACGTAAAAGCGTTCGTTGCTACTACCATTAGCCGCTGCATTGTCTTTAGCATTGTTTAAATTTTGTACCAATGATTCAATACTCTTTGGGTTAAGATTGATTTTTCTGTTACCACGTTCATGTTCGTATGATTTACCAGTTTCTAATGTGTAGCCATAGTATTCAATAAGTTCAGCTAACGTACCTGACTTACTACGCTCTCTACCATTTCTTTCTGATGTTATTGAGTAAACATCAGCCGCACCTTCACCAACTTGTGTATAAGGATGTGGATCGTTTTCTTCTTCATCACGATTGCGATTACGCTCTTGTTCGGCATCAGTTGGAACTTCTTTAGGCCAAGGAATTGATTTTCTTTTTGCTGCACGTTGTTTAGCTTGAGATTTGGCAAATTCTTCCATACCTTCTCCTAATAAATCTTCGTCGTCATCATGATCCCAGCTATCGTCATCTTCTTCGTCATCATAGTCATCATCTTCTTCCGCAGGACCGTAGTCCATAACGTCTAAACTGTCCCAACCTTGGTTAGGGTGATAGTTACCATTGGCTTTAAGAGCAAACTCTGTAGCTTTGTGTGCTAGATCGTCGTAGCTGGTAACTGGACCAATATACTGTTCTAGTTGTCTATAACTTGCTTGGTTAAATTCATCACCATCATTGAAGTGACGATAGACAATTTTACTAGCCGCACGCAACACTTCACCTTCAATAGTTTCTGCCGCACCCTGTGCCGGTACTAATTTTTCATATAGTGCTTCGTATTCTTTTTGTAATGCTCCGGTACCATTCCAGTAGGTACGTGGCTCATCAGGTAAACTAACACGATCACTACCTGTGTTCCAACCTTCTTCAACAGTGGTATAACGTTTACTTGGCTTACCATGTTTAGTATATTCACGACCTGGTCTGCTACCTTTACGACTTGGACGTTTTTCTTCTACACCAATGTCATCTTCCATAAAATTAGCGTATGCTTCTGCTAATTCTTCTTCTTTAGTTTTAGGAGTAGGACCTTTAGCTAGATCTTTGATGATGCTATCTCCTACTAATTTTTTACCCGGGGTACCTTTGTCTGTACCCTTCCATTGCTCACCTGGTTTTTGTTCAGGCTCACCGGCAAATTTAGACATAGCTTCTAATAGTTTTCGCATCATACTCATTTTGTTTTTCTCTTTTTAGGTTGTTTATACGTGCCACCAAACAAGGTACCTACTTTAGGTCCAGTGCCTACACCTGGTACAGTAGCAATAGCGCCAGAGCTAGTTGCTCCGCTGGTTGCATCTTCGGTTAAGTCTGGTCGTTTGATAATATCGGTTATTTTCATATATGTATTTATTATAATGTAAAACTTATAGTATGTTCATTGATTTGTTCAAAGGTAAACATGGTATCAATGACTTGCAAATTACTAAGAGTAAATATAGCTGGTTCCGGAAGATTAATAATAGGTTGAATAGTTAGTAAATTTGTTGTTTTTGTATATACCCATATATTTTCTTTAACGCATATATTATTTTTCCAAATCCACGTGCGTTCAGTTAACAAATCATTGTTGAAATATAATCTATATAGTGTAGTCTCATCTCTATTTAATATACTCTGACATGAACGGCTACAAAGCACATCAACTGTGAGATTTACTGCGTTCATATTAGATTAAATGTAAGGCTTTGAGATTTTTATTAATAGCGCCTGGCTTGATATCTACTGTAAGAGAATTACTCCAGCGTGGATCTTTTGCTTCTTTCTTATTCTTTGGAATATATCCGCTACACTCTAACAACATACCTTTACGTACAGCATCGTATAAAGGTTTAGCTAGTTCACCGGCGCCCGTTGCTTGTGCAAATGCTTGTAAGTCACTATTGGCTGCTGCTTCACGAGCTGAACTAGCACTAACACCAGCAATGCCATCTGCATCAGGATCACGGTCGCCACTGCTGACAAAGTCAATGCTATCAAACTTGTAGTAAGCACCATTAACACCTTCTACACCATTATACTTAGGCAGTAAATCTTGGAAACTACCAATACGATCACTACCTGCTACCATTGTTATACTACGATACCCGTTAGCATATAACCAATGAATAACATCCATAATAGTTTTTATACTAGCATCGTATACAACATGATTGGCTTGATCTGGAAATAGTGCTTTGACGAACTTAATTTTAGTAGCGTAATCTAATGGATTCTTTTTCTTATCTTGCGTTTGACTAACAAATACAAAATAATCACCGCCTTGACTAGCTTGTGCTACAGTGTTGATTAATTGTCCGTGGCCAACAGTAGGAGGATTCATGCGGCCAAAGCAAAAGGCAGCGTGTTTAGGAGTTGTTGATTCAAAAATTTCAGTGAGAAACATAGTAATCCTGTAGCTATTACTATATTTAGTTTATAATTTTTCTAATAGCCAGATATAATAGGGACTAGAAAATTTAAATGTATAAGAACCATTCCATCCAAGATTAACACAATTATCTAACTGGGTTATTTCTTTACCTTGATATTCGTGTGGTTTATCTAATAGAAAAGTTGATTCCGCCCACAATAATCGTCCAAGAGATATATCGTCGATAGTAATATCGTCAATGTTCAGCAACATATCTTTGACTACTTCATTATTTTCTACTTTGGTATCTAAGTCGGTTTTGTTCTCTAAGTTAATTCTAAGAACATGTTCGCCCTCATCTATAGTATGAGTAAACTTGTGAGTTTGTTGAGCTTCACTAGAAATTTCAGTTTGTATGATAACACTGTTATCGAGCCAGATAGAAAACTGTGGTTTTTTACTCCAATATGTTCCGCTAACTGTAACTGAAAACTCTAGTGATTCTTGTTTCATAGTTTATGCTGGCTGATTCTGCGCGGCCTTAGCGGCTATTTGATCTGGTGTAATATCTGGCATTTTTGGTTTACCACCAGTCAACACACTTAAATCACCTGCAAACTCATAATGACCACAATGGTTCAATAACACTTTAGCATGAGCATAAATTTCGCCACCTAGAGCAGACCAACGACGACAGAATGTCCAGTCTTCACTTAGATAGTGACCTTTCTCATCAATTTCTGTGTCAAACAATGAGTACATAAATGGCTCGTATTGTTTACCAAGACCAACATCATCTACGTATTTTGTATCAGCACCGTATGCTTCAATCATTTTTTCAACTACGGTTCGTTTGAACATCATAAAACCAGTACCCATAGTATCAACTGGGAAAATATCGTTAACAATCTGTGTACCTGGCTTAACGTTAATTACATAAGAGATTGGCAATGCTTTCTTAGGATATAAGCCACCAATGATATCTTTTTCGCATAGCAACATTTGGAAGATTGATTCTGGTTGGAATCTAATGTCGGCATCAATAAACATAAAGTGCGTGGCTTTTTCATTAGTCATCATCTTAGCAACTAAGTTATTACGAGCACGTGTTACTAACGATTCGTTAACCATAGTATCAAGTGACCATTGCAAGCCAGCACGCTGCGCCATAAGAATGAAACGTAGGAAACTTGTAAACGTTGGTTCATTAATTTGCCCGCCGTAACAAGGGATAGCAAAGTGAATATGGTATTTGCTAAAATCCGGTTGTTGTTGTTGTGCTTGTGGTAGTGCGGCATTAAGCATAGCCGGCTGATTAGGTTTGATACGTTTTGCCATTGAAAATCTCTCTTTTTAAATTGAATTATGCTACTTGGATTTCTACAAGTGTACCTGCACCTGCAAGCTCTTGTACTACTGCTTCTAAACTTTCTAAAATGCCTGTATTTAATAAAACACTGGCTTCATCTGTATCTTTTAGCAGTTTACTTACTTTAACTACAATTACTTCTTCGTGTAACTTTGCCATGATATATCCTCATAATAGCTGTATATAATTATTTATCATGGCAAATACTACCATAAATTATTCTACTACAATAAAGCCTTCGTCGTCAACTATTTTGTTTTCTAATAGAATTAGTTCATCAGTTGGTTCAACAATAATAAATTCTACTGAATCATTGATATAGTCTGCGGTAACTGCACTACCGCTAGCAATGTTTTCAAACAATATTTTTTTACTCAACGGTACTTTAATAAGCTCATTAATCTTACGTGATAGCGGCCGTGCGCCCATTGCCTTATCAAAACCAACTTCAACCAAGTGATCAACTAATGCCTCTGTTGAACGTAGTTTAATTTGTTTCTCTGCTAGTAATTCATTAAGCTCATTTAAGAATTTAACAACAATCTTCTTCATACTAATCTTATCAAGTCCATTAAACTTAACCACTGCATCTAAACGATTGCGAAATTCTGGTTTAAAGAACTTTTTAACAGCACTATCATCTTCGCCTGATTTTTGTAAGTCGCGACCAAAGCCAATGTTGTTCTGCTCATTGTCCGCCGAACCTAAGTTACTTGTTAGCACTAGCATAGCATTGCGGCAATCCGCTTTCTTACCGTTACTACCAGTAATTGTACCTTCATCCATAATCTGCAATAACAAGTTACTAATGTCCGGGTGAGCTTTTTCAATTTCATCTAACAAGATAATTGAATGTGGGTTACGTTCAACTTCACTAATTAACAAGCCGCCACCTAAGTTACCATCTTCGTAGCCGACATAGCCTGGGGGAGCACCAATAAGTTTAGCCATAGCATGCTTCTCTTGGTATTCTGACATATCAAAGCGGATTAACTTCATACCTAAGTTTTCACTAAGCAATTTAGCCAGCTCTGTCTTACCTGTACCTGTTGGACCTAAGAATAAGAAGTTACCAATTGGTTTATTGTGAGCTTTTAAACCGGCTTTAGCAACATAAATCTTCTCAAGTACTGCGTCAACTGCGGTATCTTGTCCGTATAGTTTATCTTTAATGTTGCTTTCTAAACTTGGCAATGACGTTGACGCATGTTTGCTGTCAAAGTTTTCTTTTGGAATCTTAGTTGCTTTAGCAAGTGTTTCAACAATTGCATCTCCATTAACTACCCAAGTTGTGTTGTTAATTTTAAGACGTGCGCAACTCATATCAATTAGGTCAATGGCCTTATCCGGCAAACGTTTGTCTGTTTGATAACGTACACTTAAATCAACAGCGAGTTCAATAGCTTCATCTAAAATTACACCATTATGGAACTTTTCAAAGTGTCCTTTAAGTCCGAGTAAAATGTCTTTAGCAACTTCTGGACTTGGCTCGTCGATGTTTAGTTTGTAGAAACGACGCATTAACGCACGGTCTTTTTCAAACGACTGCGTGTACTCCTCATAGGTAGTTGAAGCAATAACTTTAATGCCACCTTTAGCCAACGCTGGTTTAAGCATATTAGCAAAGTCTACACTGCTCGAACTACCTGCGCCTGCCCCCTGCATTTGATGTGCTTCATCAATGAATAAGATACAGTTACCTTTGGTGTTTAGTGATTCAAGTACATCTTTAAGTTTTTCTTCAAACTCGCCGCGATACTTACTGCCTGCCAATAAGCTACCAATTTCTAAGTTGTAGACTGTGTAAGGTTTTAAGTATTCGGGTACATCACCATTAACAATTTTATGCGCAAGCCCTTCTGCAATAGCAGTCTTACCTACACCGGGATCACCAATCATAAGTACGTTTGATTTATGCCGACGTGCTAATACTTGCGCAATTTCTTCAAGTTCGTATTCACGACCAATAACCGGATCAATCTTACCATCCGTGGCAACTGTGTTAAGATTTGTGCAATACTCTTCTAATATTGCATCGGAGTAATCCTGTTTAACTTTTGGATCTTTAGCCTTAACTGCTTTACCGTCGACGAATTTATCTGCGTAATATTTTACTAGGTCTTTACGGTTGATGCCCCATTTAAGCATAAAGTAAGCGGCATGACTATTAGTTTCTTGACTAATGCTCAGGAACAGATCAATTGGTTCCATTTGTTCACGTGCTGTAAACAACACCTGCGTAAACGCACGATTGAACACACGTTCTAAACTGTGTGTACGTTGTGGAAGAATTTCTTTATCGGATAAATCAACAAGGTGATCCTGTTGTGCTGTATATTCATACAAGTCTGCTAATAGCGGAGTAGTATCAATGCCGTAGTCAGTTAATAACTTTTTAAATGATCTAAATTCAACTAATGCAATTAACAAATGTTCGAGAGTTACATATTCATGCCTATAATCACGTGCGAGATCAGTTGCAGCCGCAATGATTTCTTCAATTTCGGGATTGGAATTTATTGCCATTGTTTAGTCCTTGCCTAGTTAATTGTTTTAAGTATTTCTATCTGTGCCGCTGTTAATGTTGGAGTTTTAATTATTGTATTAACAATTAAATCACCTCGATAGTCGGTATTCATTTGATATAGACCTTTGCCTTGTAGACCAAACTTAGTACCAAATTGACATCCTTGTGGAATCTTAATTAAAAACGTACTACCGTCAACACCTTCTATTTCTTTTTCTGTGCCTGTCATGGCTTCGATTGAGGAAATTTCTAAATTACTAACTAAATTAACACCATGTATTTCAAAACGTGGATCATTAATTACATTAATAATAACATATAAATCACCTCGTGTCAATGATTCAAAGAAGTTGTCACCCATTTGGGTGTATTTAATCGTTGTGCCGTTGCTTACCCCGCGCGGTATTTTAACATCTACATTAAACTTATCATTCTTGGTAGTCTGCACACTTACTGTTTTTTGTTGTTCATTTAACGTACCGGCTAAGGTAACAGTTATATTGATACGTAGGTCTTTATTACGTCTTGGTTGTGATTGTTGATGAAATGGATTTCCGCCGCGTTGACTGAAAAATTGACTGAATATATCTTGCGGTCCACCGCCAAAATGGAATTCAAATCCACCAGGCCCACTGCCGCCTGCACCGAATGGATTTGGATTATCATGTTCCTGACGTTTCTGTGGGTCAGAAAGCGTTTCGTACGCACCTTGTATCTCTTGAAACTTAGCAGTATCGCCGCCTTCTTTATCAGGATGATGTTTAGCAGCGAGCTTACGATAAGCCCGTTTAATTTCTTCGTCTGTGGCGCCGCGATGTACGCCTAGTGTTGAGTATGCATCTGTCATAATAGTTATTATATGTGAAAAAAGGAGAATTGTCAAGCTCTCCTTTTTATTTACTATCAAAATTACATATGGTTAAGTTTTCTTTCTACGTAACGGTCTATTTGGATCTACAGCTACTGGTTCAGGTGCAACTTCAGTTTCCTCAGCAATTTCAACCATTTCCTGTCCCACTGCTATTTCTGCAATCTCAAAAGTTTCAACAACCGATTCGACTGTCTCGGCTATTGGCTGCGCATCTGTCGGACTACTTTGGCTTAACCAGACTGGTTCTGAAGGACTTGTTACAGGGGTGTCCTCAAACCCTGTTACTTTCCCGAGTCACCTGCTTCGATAGTTGCTACTTTTTCTTTACCGCGTGTCCATGCTGCAATACCTAAGATAGCACCCATGGAGATATGGTATAAACCACCGCCCTGTAATGTTAACGGTACCCACATACCCACTGCCTGTCCCGGATTCCAATATTGTAGTAAGTTAAATAAGATCGGACCTAAAATAAAGTCAAACCAAATTGTAGCCATGTACGTAATAGCCATTAATGGGCGCCATTTGCTGGTCATCCAATCTTCTGATTTTTTTTCTGCTGCTGTTGCCATTTTATGCTCCTAATTATTATTGTTATTATTATTATTTATTAGTTTGTTGTTAACTTACTGCGCTGGCTAGATCAATTAAATCATTAATTATTTCGTTTAATTGACTTAATTTTGCTAGGTCACCAGCCGCTGCTTCGATAACTTTAGTGCTTTGTAAATCTTTAAGTAATTCTTTATATTCACTTAGTGATAGCTTACCAGCGTTAAATTCTGCTGCTAATGCATGTACTTCCATTACTACATTGTCTACGCTACTCATCTTGGTTTTGCTCCTATTACTGTTTTCATTGTACCTGAACTGTTTTCAATGTTGTTGAATTTAAGTTCGCAGTATTTTTGACTAACTTCGTCACCGCTATCATAACGATCTTTAAGACCTTTGGTAATGACAGCAAGTTCTGTGGTCATTGTTATTGTAGCTTTGTTCTCAGGAATACTAGCTGAGTAGTTACGAAGTTCTATGCTTTTAACATAAACAGTGTCTACATAGGCTAACACTTCTTTAGTACCGCATTTAGTCACGCCTACTTGTGCTTGTGTATGAATTTGATTAACTAAACTGTATTCGTTGCTGTCAAACTTAGCCATACGGTACGCATCAATTATTGTACTAATACTAGCACAACCTGACAATAGAACTACTAGACTAACTAGGGCTAGTTTTTTCATTTAACTTCCTCGTAGATACGACGTTGTTCTTTATACCAAATGCCCCATGCTTCGTGTTTGGCTTGACATTCGTAATAGGTACTGTAGTTTTCCGTTACATTGCCCACAACATCACTTAGTTTGCTGGTATCAGCTGGTAGTTGTTTAAGGATAGGACAATCTATAGCAAGTTCACTAGGAACATCTGGGAATGTTGCTTTAACTGGCACTAGAGTCGAACACCCTGAGAGTAATAATACCGCTAATAGATATCTCATTTAGTTTCCTCCTTGCTAGGACCTTCGGCGGCTTTGTTTAATATTTCAATAGCCTCTTTAGGTACTACACATTCGGCATTGATAATTTTTTCCTTTTCTACAATTTCTTTCTGTAGTTGGACCTGTACTTCTTTAATTTTTTTGATCTTAGTAATTACTTTAGTTTTGATCACTGTGTTTGTTTCTTGGCTTTTAACTGCGGCTGCATCTATTTTTGCCTGTAATTCTGCGGCACGCTCTCTCCACTGCATCTCAACTTCATAGCCGCCTTTAAAATATACACCTGCTACCAACAGCAAAATACCTACAACTTGTACTATTAGTCGATA